CGCCGATGGCGTTGTCGGGTACGCCCTGCAGGCGCTCCGCGATGCTCTGGCTGGTCCAGAGCGGGAGCGGTTGCTCGTTATTGAATATGCAGATCTTGCTTCCAAGCCGGCCGACGTAATGGCGTGGCTGCACACGAAGCTGCAGCTAGACCCGTTCAAGTATGATTTCGGCAATATTAGGCAGATCCCCGGTGCTGAAAAGTTCGATCGCGGTCTGCGAATGGAGGGATTGCACGATCTTCGGTCAACAGTGAGCCACCATCCTCCCACACGCATTCTGCCACCTGATATCGTTGCCAGTCTGCCCAAGCCCTTCTGGCGTTCTTAAGAATTAAGAAACACCTCTTCGATAATGTCGGCTAGTCATTTGACAGGACTAGTCCATGGCCGGCGGTATCACAGCAAGTTTTAATTACGATCATAGTACGCGAGGTCTTATCCTTGCGCAGGTCGTGGCGGCTCTTAACGCTGGCCCCACAGGACTTTTTGTTGGTCCCACGGGTAATACGGGCCCAACGACAGGTCCAACTGGTTTTGCAGGGCCTGGTGGCGTTGTTGGACCGACTGGTCCTGTTGGCGCTGGCACCGGATCGCAGGGGCAGCAGGGCTATCGCGGCATTACAGGATTTACAGGAACCTCGGGTCCCACCGGACAAACTGGCGGTGCCGGCATCGCCGGTACACTTGGACCAATGGGAGCCATTGGTGGCGGCACCGGCAACACCGGACCGACCGGCACGACGACTGGTCCGACTGGCCCCACCGGTTTGAACTTCGCCGGCAACACGGGACCAACAGGACCGTCTGGTGTCACCGGTCCAGTCGGCACCATTGGCATTATGGGGTTTGTTGGTCCTACCGGACCGACCGGTCCGACGGGCATCGAGTTGCCGAATTTACCTTATGGTTCTGCGTTGTTCCCTGGTAGCACAGGCGGTGCAGGTTATCCGCCGGATCTTTGGATTGCTCCTGGAGTAACCCAGGCTCACGGTTTTGCTTGGTTCAATGTGAACGCGACAGGCATCACCGGCGATAGCCAGGGCATGAACTCTTACGCTCAGTTTACGGTGTCATAATGGCGCGAGAAATTGGCACGGACGGTCCTATTCCCCAGATCCTGAATGTTGACGGGAACAACATCAGCAGCGTGCTGAAGTTGGTCGTTGACCAAATCAATCAAGGCGTGACGGGCGGCTTCACTGGCCCGACCGGCCCTGCTGGTCTTGGACAGCTTACAGGCCCGACGGGCCCGACGGGCACACTGACGGGCCCTACGGGTCCTGTTGGGGGCCCGGTTGGCCCGGTTGGGTGGACGGGGTTGAGTGGGCCTACTGGCAGCGCTGGTGCGCCGGGCCCAGTAGGAACTACGGGCTACAGCGGACCCCAGGGTCCGACTGGGCTAGTTGGCATCAGTCAAGCGACTGCGACGGGCCCGACAGGCCCTATGGGGATTAGCACCGGCCAAACCGGCAATACCGGCCACTCCGGTGCGTTTACCGGCAACACTGGCCCTACCGGCCCGCAAGCGCCGACCGGCCCTACAGGCCTCACCGGAGTGATTGGACCGACCGGCACGACTGGAATGACCGGCCCGACGGGCTCCAGCTTCTTCCTCTTCCAGCCGCCGACTGCAGACCCCCACGCTTATGGGCAGGTCTGGAGCAACGGTGGCGTTCTCAACGTGAGCTTGGGGTAAGGAAATGGCCATTATTCCAACTCCTCTCGGCTCCGGTGCAGGTGACACCTACGATGATAACCAGCTCTCGGTTACCCTCGACCAGGTTGTGCAGATCCTTCTCAACAACCAGGCTACCGGCCCAGCCGGCCCGGCCGGCCCGACTGGCCCTGTCGCCGCGGGTACTGGCACGACGGGCCCTACCGGCCCTACTTTTGGCGTATTCGCTAAGTGGGCGACGGGCATTACCGGCACGACCGGTGTCACATCGACAAGTGGTTACATCGGCGCTACAGGTCCGTACGGGGCACCTACGGGTATTACCGGACCGACTGGCTACACTGGCCCCGCGGGTCCGACCGGCCTTGTCGGCTGGACAGGCCTCAGTGGTCCGACCGGCCAAACCGGCCCTACCGGGCCCCAAGGCCCCGCCGTATGCACCGGACCTACTGGCATGCAAGCTACCGCGGGCACGGGCAAAACAGGCTTTACGGGCCCCTCTGGCTCAAATACAGGCATTACAGGCGCGACCGGCCCAACCGGCTCCGCGAACATCACGGGACCGTCCGGCGCTACTGGCCCGACTGGCCGCTTGCAGTATTCGTACGTTCCGCCCACGGGCGCGACCGGTACGGGTGCAGGGGGTGGCAGTGGCCCTGCCTACTACGCGCAAGGGGGCCCGGCAGGCCCGGCAGGGGCGGTTGCGAATACCGTTTTCTTCCCGCCAATCTTGGATCCGCATATTCCAGGCGCGGTCTATTGGCTGCCAGCCTTCGGCAACACCGGTTTGTTCCGATCGGGCGGCATCCCCGGGGCCAGCTAATCTCTTGACAGTGTGCGTGGCGGTGAGTACTCCAATGGGACCAATCCCCATTGGAGCCTTCCCCTATGCGCCTCTGCTGGAACGCGATCGTCAAGAATGAGGCTGCGCGCATTGTGCGCTGCATGGCTTCTCTTGCTCCCCACATCTCTTCGTATTGTGTAGCTGATACCGGCAGCACCGACGGTACGCCAGAATTGATCGAGGCGTTCTTTAAGCCGTTTAACATTCCCGGCGAGATCCATCGCTGTGAATTTGTGGACTTTTCACGAGCGCGCAATGTTGCCCTTAAGGCCATGCAGGAGAGCGACCTTCCCTTCGACTATGGCATTCTCGTTGACGCCGACATGGAGTTGAAGGCTATCGATCCGTACTGGAAATACCTGCTCAAGGGCGAGCGCTCATATGACATGTTTCAGCTCGCCGGCCCCCTACACTACCAGAACCGGCGTCTGGTCAAGCGCGGCGAGACACACGGCTACCTCGGGGTAACTCATGAATACCTTGACGTCGATACGGGGGGCTGCATTCCCAAAGAAGCGGCGCACTTCATCGACCACGCTGACGGGGCTAATCGCCCGGACAAGTTCACGCGCGACATAGAGCTGCTAGAAAAAGGCCTGAAGGACGAGCCGGGCAACGCCCGCTACCTCTATTATCTTGCTCAAAGCTATAAAGAAGCCGGCCAGCCGAAGAAGGCGATCAAATATTACGAGCGCCGCATCGCTGCTGGTGGCTGGGATGAGGAAGTTTGGTCCGCGCAGCACATGCTTGCCCAGTGCTACAAGGACATGGGCAAGGACGCGAAGTTCGTCTGGCACTCGCTGAAGGCATACAACATGCGCCCGCAGCGCGCCGAGCCGCTCTACGACGTTGCCAAGTGGTTTCGTGAAAAGCCTGACCAACAACACGCTTCGCTGGTATTCTCCGAGAAGGCCTTGCAGATCCCCAAGACGACTGACGCGCTGTTTGTCAACGACTACGTCTATGAGGTTGGCGCTTGGGACGAGTTCGCCGTCGCTGCCTTCTACAGCAATAGTCCAGCCACGAAGATGATGGGCTTCAAGGCGAACAACATGCTGTCGCTCAAGCCGGGGCCCTACTCCGGGTCACGCGAGCTCGCGCGCGAGAACATGTTTCACTACATGCCATCGCTGAAAGAGATCGCGCCATCATGGGAGTGGAAGACCATTGGGTACAGTCCGCCTGTTAACTGGACCGCGTTAAACCCATCTGTAACGGCTCACAACAAAAAGTTAATGGCGATCGTGCGGACGGTTAATTATAGAATGGACGAGCACGGGCGCTATTTGATCCAGGGGACAGACGGCACAATCAACAATGAGAACCCGATAAGCACACGCAACTGGCTGATTACTCTTGATGCCGATTTGAACGACAGTGCTGCTGAAGAAATCAAGACGCCTGAGCTCCCCTGCGGCTATCCGTTGGTGGTTGGGTTCGAAGACATGCGGCTGTTCTCGCACCACGGTGATTTGTGGACGTCGTCAACGGTTCGCCAGATTGAGCCCGACGGACTGGCCGAACAAGTGCTGTTCCGGATTGGCGACGACAAGTATCGTCGGATGCTCCGCACGCCGCGGCTCTACGAGAAGAATTGGGCGGCGATTGTTGAGAAAGGCCAGCTGATTAAATTTATGTACCATCCCGGCCACGTTGTCGACGACCACGGGCAGGACATGCTCGTGCACCCGTCGCAGTGGGACGTTGGTGGCCTTAATGGCAGTTCGCAGGTTGTGAACCTCAACACCGGCTATTGGCTCGCTATCACCCACGAGGCCCGTTTCATCCCCGGTACGCAGCTGCGCTACTACATGCATCGGTTCATCAAATACGATAATGTTTTCAGGGTGGTGAAGATTTCGGTGCCGTTCTATTTCCGCGAGAAGTGCATCGAGTTCTGCGCTGGCATGTGCCTACGCCCGGCCCGCCAGGGTACTGCGGAGAAGCAGCTGGTAATCTCGTTTGGGTTCAAGGACCGTGAGGCGTGTTTCGGCACCATCCTGCTCTCAGATGTGGAGACGTTCCTTGGCGCGAGTTAAAGTTCGTGTAGTCACCGCGTTCGTTCCGATCCCGGGCCACCCGCGCCCGCTGGCGGAGTACGAAGCGCTTGGTCAAAAGCTGAGCGGCGCGCTTGGTCTTGCCGATCTTGCTGTCTACTATGACCGGATACCCGATCTCTGGTTGACCAAGTTCCTCGAGAAGTTGCCGTTTATGGAGCCCCCACTTAGCTGGGCCACAGGCGACAACCCGAAGAAGAACAGCTTGGAGTACCATTGTGTCCAGCACCAGAAGTTCGAGTGGCTCGCGCGTGCAGCTAACGAAGATCAGGAATCCGATACATTCGTATGGATGGATTACGGGATTTGTTCCCAGCCCGGCATCACCGGTGAGGTTGTCCAGGACTTACTTGGAAAGATACGAAAGAATGACTTTGCCATGCCCGGCTGCTGGGGGCCGACCCCTGAACCCATGGACGCATTCCCATGCTGGCGCTTCTGCGGCTCCCTGATGGTCGTACCGCGCGCAGACACGCACCGGATGCTGCAAATAGTGCAAGCGGTTACGCGCCTCTACGTGCGTTCCATGAAAAAGGTGACCTGGGAAGTCAATATGCTGGCCCGCTGCGAGCCGATGCTGAAGAAGGTTGGCCTGCGCTGGTACCAAGCAGATCATAATGCCCTCCAATTTACTCGGTACGACCAATGAAACGTACCCAGGCAACAAAGAATTGGTACAACAGAAATCGCGTATCAGAAAACGCCCGAAGTCGTGCGTACTACGCAGCAAACAAAAAGAAGATAGCGCTTGTCATGGCGCGCCGCCACTACATTCGGCTGTATGGCATTACGATCGCAGATCGCGATATTATGTTGGCTGCCCAAGGAAATGTGTGTGCCGCCTGCGGAAGTCCGGAACACGGCAATTCTTTGCCCGGTTGGGGCTGGGCTACTGACCACAACCACAAAACTGGGAAAGTTCGCGGGATCATCTGCTGCTCCTGCAACTTGACACTCGGGAATGCTCGTGAAGATACGAAGCGCTTGCGGCTTCTCGCTTTATATCTGGAGCGTCACTATGACCACTGAATTGTGGACCATCTATCACGAGGCCAAGCCTCCAGTGCGTCCTGCCGGCGGGATCGTTAGACAGTACACGGTGCCCGCTCGCGGCAATATGTTGAGCTCACGCTTTGCTAGCATGAACGCATACTACGACGTGTGGCGCATGCCGGCTATCCCCGGCATTATCGGTTTCCAGGCCTACCGCAAGCACTTCAACTTTCGCGATCACCACCTGACCGGCTGGGAAGAAGTCGCACCGAAGACTTTCTACGAGTACCAGGACTGGCTGTACAAATGGGATGGTGGCGCGATCGAGGACTTCCTGGACAAATATGACATGATCGTCCCGCCGCCGTTCGATCTTACCGCGCAGGGAGGTTTAGACGAGGATTTTTGTCGGTCCCGTTCGTACGCTGACTGGGTGGCCTTTGTAAAGGTGGCGAGCAAATATCACGATTTTGACTACAGCATCAACCACGTCACGAGCCACTGGTTCATTTGTAAGTGGGGCCTGTTCAGCGAGTTCATGGCCGTTTGGTGGAATGTGTTTAGGGAGTTAGAGCCATGTATCGAGAGCAAAGATGCTGCGAGGAACATTCCTTACGCCTCACGGGCGTTGGACTTCCTCACAGAAAGATTCTTTACCCTGTGGCTAGCGAGCCGGTCGGACCTCCGGACAAAAACTTTCCCGTTGATGATATCGTGGGACGCCCGATGAACCCGATCATCCTGATCCACGCCACCCCTGCCGATGAGAGGCGCGGCCTTGTGCAGGCGATCAGGGAGACGTGGCTTGCCGGTTGGGGCGCTATTATCCCGCACCGCTTCATCTACGACCGTACTCGCACAGGCACGGTACAAGAAGACGAGTGGGTATTTGACGTTGACCCAGGATATTGGGTAATGATGCGCAAGACACAGGCTGCGGTGACCTTGGCGGCCGCAAACGGATACTCACATGCCTTCGTTATCTGTTCCGACACTTACGTTGTTATCTCCCGCTTATTGGCTTCGGGATACGAGGACCATCACTACTCGGGACACCGAGCGGATGAGGGCCATGCTGGCGGCGGCTGCGGATACTGGCTTGATTTACGCGCCATGTATCGGATCATCGACGCCCGCGTCTTCAGCGACTACGAAGACCGGTGGGTCGGAATCGTCCTGAAAGAGGCCGGCATCGAGTGTTTCCACGATCCCAGATATTGGGGGGCTGTGCATCCGTATCTGGATGGGATCATAACGGTGCATCTGCACCAAGGTGACGGGGTGCTAGATCCACAAGCACTCCGTGATCAGCACACGGCTTTCAGGACGGACGGTGAAGTATGCGCGCATTAATCACTGGAGCCGGCGGTTCAATCGGCTGCCACGTCCTTCGCCATCTTATGGCTAACACCGACTGGGATATCATCGCTATAGACAGTTTTCGCCACAAGGGTCTTACAGATCGAATTGAACGAGTAACGTTCAAGCACCCAGAGACACGAGAGCGGCTTAGCGTGTTTACGCACGACCTGCAGGCACCGTTCAGCCCCATGCTCACCAAGAAAATAGGCCATGTGGACTACATTTTTAATTTAGCGGCGATGTCAGATGTGGACGATTCGCTTGAGCATCCCTACTTCAATATCCGAGCCAATTGTGAGATCATGCTTAATGTCCTCGAATACGCCAGACAGGTCAAGCCTAAGGCCTTCCTGCACGTAAGCACTGACGAGGTTTTCGGGCCTAGCGACGGTGAGCGCTACCACCCCGAGTGGGATGCCATTATCCCTTCTAATCCATATTCGGCATCCAAAGCGGCACAGGAAGCGTTTGCGTGCGGCTACTGGAGAGCATACCAATTGCCATTGATTCTCACAAATTTCATGAATCAGTTTGGCGAAATGCAAAGTGTTGCCAAGTTCCCCGCGATCTGCATTCGGAAGATCATGCGCGGCGAGACGGTGACGATCCACGGCTCACCCGATGCAATCGGCTCGCGTTTCTACATGCACGCGCGCAACGCGGCCGACGCCATGTTGTTCCTCGTTAAAAAGACTATGCCCTACCTCCACGAAGAGGGTGAGGTCGATCGTCCTGACCGCTACAACGTTGTCGGTAGCCAGCGCGTTACCAATTTAGATTTCGCCAAACTAGTTGCGAAATATCTCGATAAACCCTTGCATTTTAATTGGTCCGACTTTAAGGTCGCTAGGCCTGGGCACGATTGGCACTACGGTTTAGATGGAACGAAGCTACACGATCTTGGTTGGTATCCCCCGATCTCGTTTGAAGAGTCTCTGCAAAATACTGTGGCCTGGTATCAAAGGAATAAATCGTGGCTAGACATATAAACACTACGCACGGTCGAGCTGAGATAACCCGATGCGAGGTGTGCGGCAACAATAACCTGCCAACCGTTTTCGACCTCGGCATGCACCCGCTGCCGGACGACTTGGTGAAGATCGGCGACGATCGCGTCTGCGCCGAGTACCCACTCGAGGTTCTATTCTGCGATCGTTGTAAGACAGCGCACCAGAAATACCAGCTCCCACGGGAGCAGCTTTTTTTCCCGGAGTATCACTACCGCGGCGGCCAGACCCAGGATGTGCTCTCGGGCATGGAGCAACTCGTCGACTCGGTTGAAGAGCATTTCTCCGTCCGCGGCGCGCGCGTGCTGGACGTCGGTTGTAACGATGGCAGCCTGCTCGATGCGTTCCGCCGGCGCGGGGTCATCACGTCTGGGATTGAGCCGACCGATGCTGCCAAGGAAGCCCAGGAGAAGGGTCACGCTGTCATGCATACGTTCTTCGATTGTCAATCCGCGGTTGACTATCTGAGGCATCACCTGCCGCCGGACGTCATCACGTTCACGAACGTGTTCGCGCACATTGAGGATCTGGAAGAGTTGCTCGCGGCGCTGCGGATTATTAAGGCGCCATATACGCGTATCGTGGTTGAGAATCACTACCTTGGCTCCGTGCTCGATCGACACCAGTTTGACACGTTCTATCATGAGCACCTGCGCACCTACAGCTTTACTTCGTTTCTGCACATCGCCTTAAAATTGGATATGCGCGTTAGCACCGTGGAATTCCCCGCGCGCTACGGCGGCAATATTCGCGTGTTCATGGAGCCCGGTGAGGCGGTCCATGTAAGCGGCGAAGAGAGAGTGCTAGCCCGCGAGGAGAAGTTCGGCGATCGTCTGCAACATCTGAACACGCAGGTGGCGCACTGGGCGTCTAAAAAGCGTTCTAAACTAATAGGGTATATTATGGCGGACTACCCGGCCGTCACACCGCTCTCCGCTGTTGCCTTCCCCACGCGCGCATCAATCCTGATCCGCCTTCTCTACTTAAACGAGGAGCACATTGCCGCTGTGTACGAGAAGGAAGGGTCGAAGAAGATCGGATACTACGTGCCGGGCACGCGCATTCCAATTTTATCGGATAGCGGTGGGGACCTTGGAATTAGCCGAATGGCTGGTCCACTTCTAAACTTGGCGTGGCACATTCCTGAAGAAATCGACAAACGCTGGCGCGGCACCCTTGACTACCACGGGGAGTTTATTCAGGTCATCGCGGAAGAGGATTTCAAATGACGTCGCTATGCGAGCTCAGCCGGAAGTATGGCACCGACAAGGGTGGCGTGATGGAACCGACGCCGAATCATCGCGCCAACCTGTTCCACGACTACACGCCGATCTACTACGACCTGATGAAGGACTGGGCGTCGGAGGCGTGGAACATTCTCGAGATTGGCGTTGCCGAGGGGCGCAGCGCGCGCATGTGGGCCGAGTTCTTCCCGAACGCGAAGATAACCGGGTTCGATATTGACCCGAAGAGCCTAGAAATTAAGGAGAACCGGATCCGCACCTTCTACTGCGACCAGAGCGATAGTCGGTCTATCGCCAAGGCCCTCGGTGCTTCGTACAAACGGAACAAGAGCCTTTTTGACTACATCATCGATGACGGCTCTCATATTTACGGGCATCAGATTATAACAATGCTTGGTCTGCTGCCAACCCTCAAATCCCATGGCATCTACTTCATTGAAGACCGCATTGACGAGGCGCCACCAGTTGAAGCTCCACAGGGCTGGACTAACAAGGTCTTTCGCTGGACCGATAAACCCCACAGCATGCTGCAAGTTATCAGGAGAGTTCAGTGAAGCGCTTCAAAGGCAAGACAGTCCTGATCACCGGCGCTGCCGGCTTTCTCGGTCGCCACTTGACCAAGAAATTCAAAGAGCTAGGCGCTCACGTTTACTCGCTCGACAACTATATCACCGGTGCCGAGCATGACGAGTCAATTATGCCCGCTGACGTTACCAACCACACGGTGTTCGATGGTGCGCTCCACTACATCCTCCACGCCGCCGGCATCGCGTCTCCGGTTTTTTACGCCCAACACCCGCTGGAGACGATCGACGTTGCCGTGAAGGGCACGCGTAACATGCTTGTCCTCGCCGAGATGCATCCAGAGCTGGAAGGCTTCCTGTATTTCAGCTCGAGTGAGATCTATGGAGGTCCTCATGTCGTACCTACACCCGAAACGTACCGTGGAAATGTTAGCTGTACGGGGCCAAGAGCGTGTTATGATGAATCAAAGCGACTTGGGGAGACCCTATGTTCTATATACCACCAACAATACGGAGTTCCCGTTAGAACTGTTCGCCCATTCAATATATTTGGGCCTGGCATGTCCCATGCGGATCGACGTGTCGTGCCCATGTTCACCTACGAGGCTCTTAATGATCGCCCTCTCCCTCTGTTTCGCGATGGCAGGCAGACGCGTACGTTTTGCTATATCACCGATGCGATTGATGGATTTCTCAAGGTACTTTTGGACGGGCGCATAGGTGAGGCCTATAATATCGGCAACCCGAGCCCCGAGATTTCTATGCGAGATCTAACGCTCCTCTTCAAAGACTTCTTCCCGAAGTCGACCTACAAATCCATGCCATATCCCGACGAGTATCCGACCGACGAGCCCTTGCGTCGCTGTCCCGATGTCGTAAAAGCGTGGCGTGATGTCGGTTATCAGCCGCAGTGGACGCTTGCGCGCGGGCTCTGTGAATTCATCGAGTGGGCGCAGGAACAACCTTCCTATCGGGACTTAACGATTTCTTGACATGCACCTGATTACATGCTGGCGGGCATAGCCCGCGAGGTCGTCGTATGACGGCTGCCCGGCTAAGTCGACCGCAAGGTCCACAACAGAGCCGGGTTTAATTCAGGAGAGTTTCATGGCGAAAGGTCCTTCAGTGACGGCGAAAGATGGCGGAAGCCCCGCCTTCAGCTCTGGCAAGAAAACCAGTGCCGACGCGACCGAGAAGACCAAGAACGTTGACTTCGCCAAGGGTGGCGACACTCACATGTTCGGTTCAGGCGACCACACGAAGACCGCTCCGTCCGATGCAGCCGGCGAGCAGACGCCCGCTCAAACGGGTAAAGATAATGCTGGCGGCTCTGGTGACAAGTTCGCCAAAGGCGGCACGAACAAGATGTTCGGCTTCAGCGGCTCGCTACCGGCCACTGAAGGCATTTCGGCTGCTCGAAAGTCGTAAACATGGCGTTCAGTGTACCAAAGCCCAAGATGGGCGGCGGGGCACCTAAACCCGCTGCGGCGGCAAAGTTCGCCCTTGGATCTCGGCCCGCGTCTCTGCGTGACACTGGTCTTCCGCGCGTCAAGGCGCCGAAGCCGGCCGCCGCGCCGAATACACGGGACTACAGCACCAAAGGGGCGCCGGCGACCGCGCTCCAGCCGGGCAACCCGATGCCGCCTACGAACCAGGGGCCATTCTAATGATGAAAAAGGACATGACCGCCCTCACCAAAGGCGGCCAGAAGACGGTTCACCAGGGGAAGGGCTCCAATACGCAGCCATTGTCCCCTCACAATAATGTCAGTGCTAGCGGCTCCGCGCAGCCCGGCGCCGGCCTCAACAACTACGCGAAAAGTACGCCAATGGCAGGTCCTACTCCGCCAGCTCCAAACGGGATCGGAAGTGGGACTTGGCCCGGAATCGGGCAATAATGTCAGATATTTGCACGCGTGTGAATATGCCGGGGTATGTTTGTTGGGGCGCCGGCAACAAGGCGTGGCTAGACACTTGCGACAAACAAGATATAGAGCACCACAAAGTCAAACTGCAGTACCATCATCTTGAAATTACAGAGGAAGATGTGACAAGAGGGGATACTGCTACCCGCTTAAAACTGTTCAATTTTATGAGTAACCCTCCTCCAGAATGTGAACGTGATGTCAGACTCCTACACCCCCCTGCGCGCCGCCGCCCTGCGGATGCGCAACGCTGATCCGCAGGCGTTCGCCGACTTCGTCGCTGAGCTCGAGAAGTTTGTCGGGCTGCTTTTGCTGGGCATGACCGAAGCACCACCTGACGCTATTTTCCTTGCTCAGGGCCAGGCGCGTGCCGCACGCGCCCTCTTAAGAGTTTTTAACGAATGTCACTTACAGTCTCCGAAGAAGCCCGGAGCGACCTAATCCCTCCGCGCGCAGGAGGATGTTATGGCCGCCACTCAGCTAGCCCCCATCGACGAATCAGTCAAAATCCCAGAAGCAGTACGGCGCGCCGCGGCCCTTGCCGAAGCGCACTATGCCAAACCCGCTGATCCCGCGCCGGCCGCGCCGCAACCCGCCAACCAACCCGCCAATAATCCGCAAAATCCCGACCAACCCCTTAATATCGTTGCGGTTCCGGCTCCCCAAGGCCCGACAGAACCGCGGCCGCTCTTAACCGAACCTGTTACCGAGCAGGTACAAGTTGCACCTGTTGCACCTGTTGCACCGCCGCAAGTGGATCCTGCACAGCAACCTGAGAATTGGGAGCATCGCTATCACTCCATGAAGGGGCGCTACGACCAGTCCCAGCAGATCCTGGGAGGCATGCAGGAGCAAATGAATCTGCAGAACCAGGAATTGCAGCGGCTCATAGCCCGCGTCGACCAGCGCCCGCCTGAGCCCGTACGCACCATCACGGCGGAAGACGAGAAGGTGTACGGTCCGGAATTGATCGACTTGGCGCGGCGCGCGGCGCGCGAAGAATTGCAGCCGCAAATTGAGGCTGCTCGCCAGGAAAGCCATCGTTCTACGCAGCGCGCGCAAGCGATCTCCGAGCAGGATGTTCGCAACCAACTGGACGTCCAACTACCAAACTGGCGGTTGATAAATACCGACCCAGACTTCCTCCAGTGGCTATCTTTACCAGATATTTACTCTGGTGGTGTAAGACGCGGCCTGTTGACACAAGCATTCCAAGCGGCTTCGGCCCCTCGGGTGCTCGCGTTCTTCAAAGGTTATCTCGCTGAAGCACAGGCCACGGGTCAGCTCCCAGCGCAGCCGACGACAGCCGCCGCCCCGGCGCCTACTCGACAAGCTGCAGTATCGCTGGACACGCTTGTATCCCCTGGTAGGGCCCAGCCGGCTGCCGGATCTGATGGACAGCCGCCTGAAGCGCCGATCTTCACGCACAAACAAATCCGCGAATTCTACACGAACGAGGGGCGAGCTCGCTACGTGGGTCGTCAGGCCGATCGGGATGCGGATGAAAAACTGATCTTCGAAGCCCAGAAAGCTGGGCGGGTTCGTTAACCGGGGGGTACCACTGAGGGCCCCCACAACAGGGGGCTCAAATGGGCATTCCTAGTGGTGCATTCCCAGGCGCAACGTCTGGCACGACTCCTCCCATCTACCCGGTCGGTAGCTCTGGCAACCAGCTCCAAGCTACGGGCTTCATCCCGGAGATTTGGTCTGGCAAGTTGGTTGAGAAGTTCTACGCGAGCACGGTGCTCGCCGCGATCTCCAACACCGACTACGAAGGTGAGATCAAAAACAAGGGCGACCGCGTTAAGATCCGCACCAAGCCGACGATCACCATTCGAAACTACGACTCGGATGGCTTGCTCGCTCTTGACCGCCCGACGGGTGGCACGGTCGAGCTCTACATCGGCAACGGCAAGTACTTCTCTCTGATCCTCGACGACGTCATGGAAGTTCAGTCCGACCTGAACATTCTCTCCATGTGGTCGGACGACGCTGCACAACAGCTGAAGATCGCTGTTGACTCGGACGTGCTCCAGGGCATCGTCGGTCAGATGGCGGCTGCCAATCAGGGCACCGCCGCGGGCGTGATCACTGCCTCGTTGAACCTCGGCGCTCAGGGCTCGTCCCTGTCGGTCGTGGGCCGCAACGCGGGCGTCGGTCAGGTCGAACTCCTCGACGTTCTTATGCGTATGGGCCAAGCGCTCGACGAGCAGAACATCCCGGAAGTCGGCCGCTGGGTCGTTATGCCGGCTTGGGCTGGCCGCATGATCAAACAGTCCGAGCTCCGTCAGGCCTACTTGTCTGGCGACAGCGTGTCGATGCTGCGGAACGGCCGGTTGGGCATGGTGGATCGCTTCACCCTGTACGTAAGCAACCTCTTGCCGAACAACAGCAACGACTCGGCGCAGTACAACTCGGGCGAATGGCCGATCTTCGCTGGCCACGCGCATGGGCTGACGTTCGCCAGCCAGATTTCCAAAGTCGAGACGTTGCGTTCCGAGCTGACCTTCGGTCAGATCCTGAGAGGTCTCCAGGTATACGGATACCAGGTCGTTGACGGGAAGGCCCTTTGTCAGGCCCAGGTCACGCCAGCTTCCTAAGTGATTTCAACCACTTAGATAACATCTAAGCCGGGGCCTCGAGGCCCCGGTTTCTTTTTATCTGGCCCCTGTTGACATTTTCCACCAATAGTATATTTGTCAATTCATGATCCAACTTTAGGAGACTGAAATGACAAAACCTAATCCCCGAGCCCGCGCTTATCCCGCGCAACGTGCTGCCCGCGTTGACCGTTCAAAAATGACCCTGGAGGAATGGGCAGGGCATAAACGCATAAAAGATTGTGAAAAGTGCGCCCGATGGAATGCACGTAATCCAGGAAAAAGTAACAGCAACCTTAGACGGCGTCGCGCTGAAAATCCGTGGTATTCTTCATTACTGCATGCGGGCGATCGCTCAAGAAAAAATGGGTTGGTTTATGACCTTACAATTGAGTGGGCCATTGCTACCTATACCGGAGCTTGCTCTTTGACCGGCATCCCATTTATTATTTCTGCACAAGGGCCAGCTGGTAAGAGCGGCCTTCGCCCTTACTCCCCGTCTATTGATCGGATTAACCCACTGAAAGGCTACACCCAAGACAATTGCCGGTGGGTGCTAAGTGCGGTGAACTCGTTTAAAGGCGAAATGACCGATGCCGAAATGCTGACGATCGCGAAGGCCCTTCTCGCGCAAGCTTAATCATTCCCTAACCCCCTTAGACTAGGCTCCCAGCTGAACGCTGTGGAGCCTTTTCTATGTACAACCTCGAAACCGTGAAAGAATACATCGATGACGCGCGAACCCTCCTGCTTGATCAGATCGCGCCCTACCGTTATTCCGACGTCTCCCTTCTCGTTGCATTTAACATCGCCCTTCTGGAAGGCCGTCGTCTTCGGCCAGACCTTTTCGTCTACCGGCACGGTAACAGTGTCCCTTCCTATTCCGCCATCACCGGCGAAAAAGTTCACATTGAGCCCCAGTTCCGAAAAGCCTTCGTCTACGGGCTTGCTGCGCACGCGCTCGCGCGCGACCAAGAGGACGTCCAGGATCAGCGATCAAATATGTTCCAAAGCGTCATGAACTCCATCTTGACCGGTCTTGGCGGCGCGCCGATTGGCGGCGGCACCCCGCACGGTGGCCCACAACAGGGAGGCGGCATGCAGCTGCCTAGCGCCTAATGGCCATTCAGATCCGTGACTTTGAACGATTGATGAACCAGGCGCGTATCCAGCTCCCTGGCTCGTCCGATGCCGGCGTGAAAGGCGTCATGTTTGACATTATCGACGAGTTCTTCGACGTGTCCAACAGCTGGACCGAGTGGCTCTCGTTAGCCATCCTGCCCGGCGCGCAAATATACGCGGTCTATCCGCAGCACGGTGGCATGATCAACCGTCTCGTCACTGCGCTTGATAGCAACCAGGTCGTACTGCCGGCCGGCATAACTTTTGGCGATTCGCCCGCGAGTGTCGGCCACATTCACGTCGACCCGCCTGGCGTCGTGCTATCGCTGACGTTCCCACAGAACACGTCCTACTCGGCGAGCGTTCTGGTGACCAAAAAGACCATTTTGCCGACGAGCGGTGACGATATTCCCAATGCGCCATCGTGGTTATTTCCACTTTACGCCCGCTATATTCTCGAGGGCACAGTCGGCACGTTGATGATGCAGAAGGGGAAGTCGTACACTGATTTCAACAATGCACCGTTCCATTTGAAGAAATTCCGCGATGGCATGGCCATGGCGAAGACGGCGACGATGCGCAGTGGAATTTTCGGTGGCCAGAGCTGGGGCTTCCCGCGGTTGTTCCGGACGAACAGTCAGCGCGGTGGTGTCTCGACGCCATTCCCGACACCGAGCGGACAGGGGTTCTAAATGGGCATCTATGGCATTAATACCAGTCGAGCAGAGACCGCTGCCGAAGTTGATGTCATAACGTCAACAAACTCGACATGGATGGATGCGTTCCAGTTCGATCCGCCGCCAACTCCCGGCGGACCGCCAACACCGTACTGGCCGCAAGGGGCCAGCGGCCCGACGTGGACGTTCACCAACCAGAACTTTCGCATGGATGTGAAGACCAACATCAACGCTTCTGGGCCAATCGCATCGTGGACGTCGTCAAACAACCAGATAGTTGTTGACGATCCGATCAATCGCGTTCTGCACATGAACGTTCCTGAGAGCCAGTATCCTCTCCAGGGGATGGTGCCCGGGACCTATTTGTACGACTTCATCATGTTCGATGGTTCTTCGCCACCGATTCGCGTGATGTTGATGCAGGGGAAATTCAAACTACAAGCCGGCGTGACCGGGGGATAAGTCGATGACAGTTTCTGTGAACGGTCCAGCTCCAGTCTACGCGCGCCCCGTTGTTAGTTCGTACGGGCCACAAGGCCCCACAGGTCCGGCTGGTGGTCCAACGGGAAACACCGGTAACAGCGGCCCCACGGGCGCAGGTGCAGTGGGTCCTCAAGGACCAACCGGACAACAAGGTCTGCAGGGATTCACTGGGAATACCGGGCCGACCGGTTTCAGTGGCCCCGCCGGCGTAACCGGATCCCCAGGCGCAGCAACAAATACTGGCGCGACGGGCCCTTCTGGCCCTACCGGCTTTACGGGTGCTGGCGGTGCCGCGTCAAACACAGGCGCTACAGGTTTTACTGGTCCTACGGGCAGCACCGGCTATGGTGCGACGGGCCCCACTGCTGGCCAAGTCGCGGTGAATTATTTCTTTGGCAGCAATGCACCGCAGGGCCAAACTGCAACGAATGGCGACGCCGGTCTCCCGCTAGCAACAGGCTTTGGTGCCGGCCGCCTGGCTGCGTCGATTACGCCGGCGGTTAGTGGCGATGTAATGTTCAGAATTGACGGGTCAATTTATAATATTACTCTTGGTTCCCCCGTTGCACTTGGCGTAGTTTACGGCACCGGTATTGCGCCGGCATTTCAAACCGCTGTCCCTTGGAATGTTGTCGGGGGCACGGGGGCCTATAATGGCAGCAACGCCCAGTATGGTGGGTTTTCTGCGGGGGGAATTGCTTCCGGGTTAATTGCCGGAACAAAATATTGGTTTGATCTTATAACTTATCCAATAGGTTCGGGCACGGTAGAATTGCTTACATGTAATTTGACCGCCTACGAACTTGGCGGTGGTCAGTATGGTCCTACGGGCTACACTGGAAATACCGGACCAACTGGACCGTCTGGCCCCACCGGTCTTCAGGGCTCCGCCACAAATACAGGAGCAACAGGACCAACATTCACTGCAACGGGGAATACTGGGCCCCAGGGTGCATCTGGGCCGATCAACCTTAACGTGAACACCCTATCAACCGCCTACACGGCCGTGTTGGCTGATGGCGGCGGTGTTCTCTACCATTCAGGAAACGATGGATCTGCGCGCACGTTTACAATTCCCGCCAACGCTGCTGTGGCGTATCCAGTTGGAACGACCCTCACGTTCGTAAATTTTGGAGGCGCTCTTACGATCGCGATTAATTCTGACACTCTAGCTTGGGCAGCGGCGAATCTTACAGGAACTCGCACACTAACATCGTACGGTATAGCTACTGCACTCAAATTTGACGCGACTCTATGGGTAATCTCCGGCGCGGGATTGTCGTAATATGGGCCACGCTCCAGTCCCGGCTCTCTTCATCAACGCCGTCATCGCCAAGACGGTAACGTACACATCGGGGTCTGGCTCGTTCCATGTGCCACCATACAATACTCTCACGATTAAAATGTGGGGCGCTGCCGGCGGCGGTGGCGGCGGTAGCGGCGGCCAGGGGGAATATGGTGGGTCCCCCGGCAGTATCGGTGCAGTTGGTGCGAATTCTACTGCCGGCTCTTTAACATCTAACGGTGGCGGCGGTGGCGGTCGCAGTGGCGGCGGCAGTGGCGGCGGAGCCAGTGGGGGCAATACGGCGAATACTGCCGGCTACCCCGGTATTACGAATAATGGTGTTGGAGGGGGCAACGGTGGCGCTGCTGCTGCTGGTGGTGGGGCTGGTGGTGCTGGCGCAACGTCTGGCTTTGGAGTAGGCGGAGCTGTTGGAAATCCTCCTGGCGGTGGCGGTGGCGCTGGTTCCGGCGGCGCACCTGGTGCATATGCCCGTGCTCCTGGCGTGGGTGGCGGCGGTGGCGGTGGCGGTGGATACACGTATAGTTTATGGAACCCCTCCACTACCGGGGCCCCAGCTACCGGATCAACTATTGCTTGGATAGTTGGAGCAGGCGGCACGGGGGGCGCGGGGGGCGCGGGTGGCGGTGGCGGCGGTGGCAGTCAGTTTCCCGCTGGCGGAGCTGGCGGAGCTGGCGGAGCTGGTGCCCGCGGACAAGTCCAATTCATAGTGAGCTAGTTATGCCCGACTTCTACGCAAACGCTCCGCCCCCTTTCGACGTGCCCAACGACCATCCGTTTTATGCGAATCCCGCTATCGTGTTCGTGAAGGCCGGCCTGACTCCGTTAATTGAACATCCGGCCTACCCTCCGCCGTTCGCGAAGCCACCGACCAATGAAATCGTGCACCCATCAGCCGCGTCTAGTTTCAAGAGAATAACTACCTTCTCCACGATCATTGCGAGGCAGCGCAATGTTGTTGGGTAACATCATCCAGGAGGTCAACGGCTCGCGTCTCTACAGCGTCGACTATTCAAAGTGGCTCGTTGAAGGCGAAGTCTTGACCAACGCTACCTACACCGTTGATGCCGGCACGGCGACCGTCTCGCTGCCGCCTACACTCGGCCCGCTTGGCGTTGAGGATACGCGTGCGCTCTTCATTCTGAACAACGGCATGCTGGGCGACCAGTTCAATATTGTAGTCACTGTGTATACAAATTTCGGACAGCTGCGCAGTGACCACATTTCCTGCTCTATCCAGACCAACGGGGGCCCCGTCTTTGTCTCAACCAATCAGCAGCTCATGTTGTCGATTATTGGTCCAGTGGGCCCAACGGGTCCGAGCGGTACTGGCGGGACCGGCCCGGCCGGGCTTACGGGGCCTACTGGTCCCCTCACCGGTCCCTCTGGAGGAACTGGTCCGACGGGCCCGACTGGAGCTGCTACGGGACCGACGGGGGCGACCGGATCAGGATATACCGGTAGCACAGGGCCAACGGGACCGACGGGGGCGACCGGATCAGGATATACCGGTAGCACAGGGCCAACGGGACCAACTGGAATTACCGGGCCTACCGGCAACGCAGGCTATACCGGTGCAACCGGGGCAGCGGTGTCAGCAGGCATTGTATTACAAACAACGATGACAGGAACAAACCAAACTGTCCCCGCGAACACATGGACTTTGGCACAGCTTGTTACTCCTACAATTGACACTCAAGGTGGGCTTAGCATACCAGCTCTCACGTACACACCAAATGTTGCTGGGCTCTATTTGTTTGAAGCCTTGTTGGAGCCTGCAGTAGCATCTCCGTCCTACTATGGCGGTATTGCCATCGGCAAAAACGGAGCCAATCCTAGCAATGCTATTGGAACACCGGCAGGTGCGTTTATCGCAATTGGCAATAGTACCGCAACCGCTGTTATCTTGCCCGTATCTTCACTCGTTCAAATGAATGGAACCACGGATTACATCCAGCTGTGGGGTTTTTCATCTGCGACAACGCTATTCGGAGCTCCTTACCTTGGCGCATATGGCCCAGCACTTACGGCTACTCTGCTGCAAACTGGTGTAGGCGAGACGGGCCCGACTGGGCCGACCGGGCCGACCGGGCCGACTGGCAAGACGGGCCCGACTGGCCCGACTGGTTTGCAGGGGGCAACGTTCACTGCGACCGGCAACACGGGGCCGACCGGCCAGCAGGGGGCAACGTTCACTGCGACCGGCAACACGGGGCCGACCGGATCCAGCGGCACCGCCGGCGCGCTTGGAACAACCGGGAATACTGGATTTACAGGAACCACCGGTCCAACCGGTGCAGCAGGACCATTAGCCGCTGGCGGCGCTACTTTTGGAAGTACAGGCGCAAGCCCCTCAACGGCTTCAAACTCGTTTGTGATGGCCGGCTGCAACTTCTCTTATACACCGGTATCCACCGGCAACGTTCTAGTAAATATACAGGCTGGCCTGGGGGCCCCTGCCGAAGTTGGCGGAGCTCAGCTTACTGCGCGGCTATATTATGGTACTGGAACAAATCCAAGTGCCGGTGGCTCACCAGTGGGTGTGGCTACGGGCCAGTCTCTTTACCAATACCTCAGTACTACTACGCTTGGCAATTCAATTGGGTCTGGTTCATTTTCCGCATATTTGCCTAACCTGGCCATTGGAACAAAATATTGGTTTGATCTGCAGTTTAGTGCGACCGCGAACACTTCAACTATTTTTACCCCTGCGTTTTGGGCAGTCGAACTTGGCGGCCCTCCAGGTGCAACGGGACCAACAGGCCCGACCGGGTTTACGGGGCCAACTGGCCCAACTGGCCTATCCGGGCCCACAGGACCAACAGGCTTGACCGGCCCAACCTCAAATAGCGTTGTGACCGGTGCTTCCGGGGCATTCAGTGGCCCAGGTACGTTTCAAATGAAATGGGGGTCTGTTGCCACGACGCTTTCCGGCGCCGCGGTTGTCTTCCCCACTGCGTTTGCTAATGCGTGCAGGGGCGTTGTTATATCATGCAACACGGGAGACATAGCAGGGGCGTATGCTGGCGTTTCAGCCATTAGCGCTGCGGGCTTTACAGCAACGTCGGCAGTAGCTACAAGTGAAACGTATTTCTGGATAGCGGTGGGGTACTAACATGCAGCTTTCAAATCAGAACATCACCGCGGGCGATACGCGCCGGTATCAGGTCGACTACACACCGTTTCTACAGGACGGTGATAAACTGACCAGCTTCACTTTGGCAATCGCCGCACAGACGCCTGCGGCCACGTCGAGCGTTGGCTCCAACTCGTTCCTCGATGTCAGCGAAACGCAGCTGTACCTGTTCGTGACAGCGGGGGTTGTTAATGAAAACTTCACGGTGAAGGTCCAGGTTAAGACCAGCTACGGTGAAACCGTCAACGATACTATATCGTACACGGTGGTAGCCGCATAGGAGCCCCAAATGTCAGTAATCACCACGCTCGAGAGCGAATGGACTCGCCTCGTCGCCGAGCTTAAGAAGGTGTTCGAGAAGGGCATCGCTGCCACGCCTCCGGGCGCGACCGGCGCAACAGGACCGACCGGTGCCACTCCCCCAACTCCCAAAGCTTGAGACCGATAAGGTAGCCGCTGTCTTGGATAAGGTAGCAACGCCCGATTGGCGATTGCTTCATCGATTTTGGTCAGTGCAGCTGTCTGTACTCTGGGCAATCATTGGAGGACTTTGGGTCGCGATTCCCGCGTTTCAGAGTTGGATGCATCCGGTTACTTTCGCTTGTGTTTGCGTTGGATTTAGCTTATTGATCCTGTTCGCTAGAGCAACTAACCAACCGGGATTGCCTTTAATATGAGAACGCCCGCGCAAGCCCAGCAACGTCTCCGTCATTTGCGACACCTTACAACTGCGCTCACAGAATGGAAAAAGCACCCGCGTTATTCCAAACTAGCTTACTGACATGGACCTCAGGAACATCCACCCCGCAGTCAAAGGAGCCGCAGGCGCCACCGCCGTATGGCTCGTGCTCGCGGTGGCGCTTGTTGGACCATTTGAAGGTCTGTACACCAAGATGTATTACGACGTGGTAGGGGTCCCCACGGTTTGCTATGGCGCTACCGCAGAGGACGGCGTTGACCTTGAACGGACCTATACACCGGCCGAGTGCAAGGCGATGCTGGGTGCAGATCTGATTAAATATGACAAAATGGTGCACAGCTGCATCGATGTACCTCTGCCACCAAGCCGGGAGGCCGCTCTTGTCAGTTTCACGTACAACTTGGGCCAGGGTGCTTTATGCCACGGTGCTGTTGCTCGTCGCCTTAACGCTGGCGATGTGGCCGGCGGATGTCGAGCTATGCTCGCCTACGATCACGCTGGTGGCCATCGCCTGCGGGGGTTGACTACCCGACGCCAAAAAGAGTACCAATTGTGCCTAAAGGACAATTAAATGCTGATGACAGCAGATATCCACTGGGCAGCGGGCTTTCTTGATGGGGAAGGGTCATTTTCCTTTCAAGGAAGAACTCCCCGTTCGCATGGGAAATCTCTAAAAATAAGCGCCAAGCAAAAATACCCGCCGTCTCTCGAGAAACTTAAACGTCTGTTTGGTGGAGGGATTTCATACTACTCTCGAACAACGGGTAACCCCATCCACAGCTGGGCGATTTCTTCTGTCCGCGCCGCAGATGACGTTGTACACACTCCTGTCTCCATACCGCCAAGGGCAAATTGAAAAAGCTCTAGGGGAATGGAAACAATACAAGGAACGCTACACCAAGGAAGGGCGAAAATGGGCATCATCGGCATAATCATCGTGGTCATTATCGTCCTCTTCCTCCTGGGACACCTGTGACATGTTCCTCATTGACAAGTTTTTCGCGGGTGCGCTTGCGTTGGTGTTCCACTGGGGTGCAGCCGTAGCAATTATTATTCTGTTGCTTGCCCTCGCATACTTTTCCCCACTTTATAAAAAATGGTTCCTCGGCGCCGCGGGCGTAGTTTTTCTCTGCTTGGTAGCCTACGGCGTCGGCATCGCCGACGAGGCCTCGCGCGCGCAGGCACAGCAACAGGTCATAATTAAATATGTGGATCGCATCGTGGACAGAACTAAAACTCCGCGCTACCGGGCGCGAAAGGACCCATATGACAACCGCAACAACTAAAGTCTCGTGTGCAATTTTCGCCATTTTATGCGGATTTTCTTACATGCGTAAAGTATCACTATTTGCGACTTTATGCATGTGCGCTGTATTCCTTGGCGGTTGTGATCCAGATCTAACGCAAGCACAAACTACCGCGATTTGTCACGCCCTCGTATCGCCGATTTACTACAACAGCTATAATCCTAAGAGTGGGCGCTACGCTGCTCACCTCCTCGTAATTACGCTCAAGCAACGAAACCAGATCTGGCAGGGGCTCCACTGCCATGTCAGATAAAGCGCCTGTGGGTCTAAACCGGATAAGCACGGAACGAGACTTATGCGCGCAATATCGCTGATCCTGGTCCTGAGTTTGTATACATGCAGCGGACACCCCGCACTCGCGCGCGCTGCCGCCCCCCAGTTCTCTTGCGCGAACATCCCATATTGGGTAAGGAATTACGGTATCGCGCAGATAAACCCGGTTCTGCGCAATCTCGGCATGCTCCGTTGGCAGATAGCACGTGTCGACCGGTGCTTAGCCTCAACCAACGACCCCAGCTACAACATAGGACCTTGACATGGCAAAAAAATTCAACCCCGGTGGACACAAAGGTAAACTGCACCGTGAGCTCGGCGTGCCCGTGGGCAAGCCGATCGGCAAGGGGCGCATCGCCGCCGCGGCGCGCTCGAGCAACCCCGAGGTCGCCCGCGATGCCAAACGAGCCCAGACCATGGGTAAATGGAAACATTAACAAGTGCGTAAGCCCGGTCGTGCTACAAGCCATATCGGCACCCACAGCCATCGTTTTTCAGGAGCAGAAAATGCCAGAGGACCCCCAGGAGACAATAGCCCCGGTGGAAACAGGATTCGGGGATCTGGCAGCGCCAGCGCCCCAGCTAGCGCCCGCGCCCACAGCGGAAGAAGTCGCAGCCGAAAGCCTCGCCCTCGAGCAGGAGAAGGCCCAGCGGCTCGCCGTTAAGTCTGCGGCCGAGGCCGAGGAGCGCGCCTCCGCGCAGCGCACGGAAGCCCCCGAAGGCGAACCCGTAGACCTGCGCAGCGATGCGGCCAAGATCAACGACCAGATCCACAGGCGGATCCTTGAGGCGCGCATGCAGGCGCGTAAGGCCGAGGTGCCGAAGCCCCCGCAGCCTGTGCACCAGCACATTATGGAACAGACCAAGCGAGAAATGGCCGAGGGTGCCGCCCAGAGCAAGTGGCACGCTGACCAGCGTGCGGCCGCGCATCATAAGCACACGCCGCGCAGTTCGACTATGAGTCCTGTTCCCGTGCCGGAGGGCTCAACCCCAGTGTTTCGCCCGGACGACTACATTCCGGACCAGGTCAAAAAGCAGGGCTATACGACCTAAGGGGGTGTACTATTCCTGGGGTAAAACTCAATCAGTTCGGCGGGGAGCTCCCGGGCTGGGATCCAAAGTTGCTTCCGGGAGGACAGAGTGCGCGCTCTCTTAATGCGTATCTGTTCAACGGCGCCCTTGCCGGCTGGCGCATGCCAAAACTTCTGCGCCCACTCACCAACCCCCACGCGGCCTACGCTTACCGCATACCATCAACGGTAATAAATGCTCAAGGTGTTCAGACGTTTAATCCTAGCATTCTTGGGCCGTCGAACTGGATTGAGTTCGCGGATCCGGATACGGATGTTGTCAGATCTCAGGTTGTCAATGATGCTTTCCAACGGTACTACACCGCGAGTCCTACCCAAGGGCCACCCACTTACAACACACTTGCTAGAATTCAGGAGAGCCTACCGTTCTTCCAGCTTGGCATCCCAGCGCCCACCATTGCCCCTATTGTTGGCGTCTCGGGAGGAGGCTCGTCAGCAACGCTTGGCCCACAGACGTCGACCGGCGGCGTTGCCACTGTAAACGGCAATTCCGTCTATTTGATCCCGATCGTGCCGTCAGGCGCGCTCCTCCTTAACTCGATCCAATTCTTGCCAAATGGATCCAATGGCAGCGTAGAATTCGCAGCTGTAATTTACGCGGATGCGGCGACCGGCGGCAATACCGCCACGGTGCCCGGTGCGCTACTTGCTGTTGGGTCGGTTATTACCGGCGTCACTGGCTCCGCGCTGGCAACATCAACCTTCAACAATCCAGCCGCTCTGTCTGGTACTACTCCGTACTGGATTGGCATCATGGCCAATGCCAACATCGCGGTGCAAATAGGCAACAGCTTTAACGCCAGCGTGCAGTTCAACAACACGTTCTCCAACGGACCCCCCGGCTTCGCACCGGCCGTAACGACAGGGCAGCCTGATCTGGTGATGTTTGCCAACCTGACAATATCGTCTGTTGTCGAAGCGCGCACTTACATATACACATACATATCCGCGTACGGCGAAGAGGGGCCGCCGTCCCCGCCGACACTGCTGAACGGATGGTCAAATGGCACCTGGACAGTCGCCCCCGCTCTCCCGCCGGCCAATTACTTCGGCGGAAGTGGCCTCGGCAATATCGCTATCATCCGTATTTATCGGACCGTTGTATCCAGCGCAGGGGCGGCTACGTACTTCTTTGTGGCGGATATATCTGTCGGAAGCACAGATCCTGATGCCATTGCTGCGGTCGCTGCGGATGTTGGTGTCAACGGTATCGGTTGCCTCTCTCCCCGCAGCACCTACACCGATCAACAGCCGGACTCCACCATCGCCTTGAACTTGCAGATGCCGTCGACGAACTACTTCCCGCCGCCGGCAAACATGCAGGGTATCATTGTCATGCCAAACGGCATGTATGCTGGCTTCGTTAACAACCAAGTCTGGTTCAGCGTCCCGTATCTGCCGCATGCGTGGCCTCCGGGCTTCGTCTACACCGTGGACTTTCCAATTATCGGGTTGGGGATCACCAGCGGCGCGCTTGTCGTTGTCACGGCGTCGATCGCATGGATCTTTAGTGGAACGTCGCCGGCGGCACTGTCGCAGGTGAAGACCACTCTGCCGGCCCCCTGCACATCGCGCGGCAGCATTCTTAGCACCGACCAAGGCGTTCTGTATCACAGTCAAGTTGGCTTGATCATTGTGCCGAGCTCGCCGCCGGCAATGAACTCAACGTTGCTCTGGATAACTCAGGAGAAGTGGAACGTGCTGACGCCGCAGCTGTACACGCGCGCAATCTTGCTGGCCGGCTGCTATTTTGCTTTTGGCTCAGTGTCACCACCCAGTGTATCGCCGCAGGATACATCACAGGCTCAGGTCGGGTACACCGTGGAGCTGCAATCAGATGCCTCATCATTCACGATCTGGCCGCAGCCGGGCGGCCATCGTATCGGATTTGGTGAGTTGACAGCACCGAACGGGTTGAACGTTGTCAACGTCATGACTGATCCGTGGACCGGGATTGGTCTTATAATTCAGAACGGCGGCGTGTACCAGTTCGATTTTACCGATCCGAACTATGTCATGCAGCCCTACGACTGGACTAGTAAAATTTACCAACAAGGCAGCAAGAAAAACTTCGAAGCCGCCCGCGTGTTCTTCACAACGATCCCTTCGTCACCGAACAACGCCGCGGCAGTGGTCAACCAATCACCTAAAACCGATCCCAGTTGGCAGGCACTATCGCCGACACAGTGGGGAATATTATTAGTCTACGCGGATGTCGACGACGGTAATTCCGACGGCACCATGCAACTGGTTACAGCGCGAGAGATCACCGCGTCTGGCGGCCTGCTGCGGTTCGAGAGTGGGTTCAAAGCTGAGAATTGGCAGATAAGGATTTTGGGCAGGGTGGTCATTTCAAACATTCAATGGGCTACCAGTGTGAAGGAGCTAGCGTCAGTCTAATGCCCGCATCCATTGGCCAACCACCAATCCCAGTCCCCGACGGCAGCAACACGGTTCAGGTGCTTGCGGCCATCCGAAATGCGCTGATCGCGGCATCGAACACCGACGCCGGGCGCTCGAGCCCCGCCGGCACCGTGAACTCGAACAGCAGCGCGCCACAGCCATCCCAGTTTGTAGTGACCCAGCAGGTAATTGTGCCCGTTACGTACACGGTAGCAGGTGGCACGGGGCCAGCGGCTTCGGTGACAGTTCCGCAGCTGAAGAGCCTAACCCTCCTCAATTCGACCACCAACGAGACATGGACCTGGGCTGCACCGGGCAAAATGTTCAACGGTGGTACGATCGGAGCGGCTCTCTAACCCTAACGGGTTATTAACCTGAAGGGGGTAAACCTAGAGGCAAAGCCTCTGGGAATATTTTCGATGACAGTAACATACACTCCATTTAATACCGGTCAGACCTCTGGCTCGAGCGGCTCAACTACAACTAGTAGTTCGTCTCCGGTTGATACCCTTGACGCCCAGCTGTCACGAATGATCAGTCAACTCGCTACAGAATACGGCACGCAAGTTTTCAACTGGGCCAATAGCACGCTGGCTCCGAACCAGGCAGTGACGAACGACGTCGTCGGCAACTACATGCAGGCAGCGCAGAGCGGCTTAAGCCTGGCAAATGAAACTCAACAGCAATATACTGACATCGGCGCACCCGCCCTTGCAGCCTTAAACGACTCTGCAGGATCCTACTCAAGCAAGGCGCGCCAGCAAGTGATGGCTGGGCAGGCCGAAGCCGGCTCCATGCAAGGCTCTCAGGCCGGCATATCGTCCGCTGAGCAACAGTTGCAGGGATTCGGTATAAATCCGAACAGTGGCGTCTACCAGGAGCTCGAGGATAGCAACAAGGCCGCAGCGGGGGCCAGCGCGGCCGCGGCCGGCACAACCGCAGCCCTAAATACGCAGGCGGCGGGGCGCGGTTTGCAGCAGCAGGCTGTGACCGCGGACCAGCAACTTCCCGGACAAGCAGTCAACGCACTCGGCGCTGCATCTTCGGCGTCGGGCGGCGCATCAAGTGCTGCGTTGTCCAATACAGCCACCGCTGCCGGAGCGATGGACGCAGCAAATCCATTTCTATCGACCGCGCAGAATCTTTCTACTGAGGGCACGGGTACTAATTCTACATCAAGTTCGCACTCGTCCAATACAGGCACTACAACCGCGCCACTCCTCTCCCCATCAACAATTACCACCAATTATGGTGTAGCGGCTGGTGGCGCGATCCCGGATAGCGCTACAACTGGTGGGTTTGTCAGCCACAAGCTTAGCCCGAGTGGTGGAGCAAATACAGATGATATCCCGGCCCGGTTGAACGCTGATGAGTTTGTCATGCCGAAGGACGTGGCCCACTGGTACGGTCAGAAGACGTTCCAAGATATGATCTTGAAGGCTCGTAAGGCGATGGGTGACCATGCCCAAGCGCCGGCGAAACCTTCTATGGGCCCTCCGCAGCCGGCGCATGCTGCGAGCGGTGGCGCCATCCCGACTGGGAGCTGGTAATGGCGAAGAATACAGGGCGACGGATCGCTCATTTTGCTGCCGGCGGCGATGCCATCAACGCGACCGCGCAGGGGCTGCCCGCGCCTACGCCCGGCGGCGGCTACACGCCCGGCCCGGAAACGAATCCCGCTGGATCTTGGGGTGCCAGTGCGGAGAGTGGTGGTATCTCAGGGGATACAAACGTGTCACCTGTGGGCACGCCGGATCTGTCACAGTTCAACCAGCCTGGAGATTATGTAGCACCACAAGCGGCGCTCCCGGCCGCGGCCGCAAACGTGGCAGCAGCACCAGTAGCCGCTCCATACACTGGCCCCGGCGCCGCCACTATACAGGGTTCCATGCCTGGCGGATATGGCACCCCAGGCGAAGTTAGCGGTCTTGGCGGCCCCAATTGGTTGGAAGAAGGTGGCAGCGTGCAAAGTATGAAGCGAGGCGGTAAAGTGCGACAACCGAAACCAAACGGCAAGCCTGGCAGCAGCCAGCCGACCACCGATCCGAACGCACAGCCGCAGGGGCGGCCGGCGACGCCGCTTCGCGCCCCCTTGCCGAATACAGACACCACCCCGTACAGCAATCCCATGGGCGGAGATACTCCCCAGCCCGCGGGCCAGGGATTTAGCGCGCAGCCTCTAGCACCATCTGGCCAAGCAATTCCGGCCGGCCCTCCAGTGTTCGATGGTGGCGGTGCTGCACCGGAACAACAGCAACAAGATCCTATGGCCTCTGTGAAGAGTGCGTTGAGCGCGGCGCGCACGCAATTCGGTTTGAGCGATGGAATATTTGACAACATGAAAATGGCAGGGGGCGCTACTCCGCAAACGCCATCACAACAAAACCCCACCCAACAGGGGGGCGGTGGATTTCCAGATCCCGATGTAAACGAACAAACAAAAGGAACACTTGGCCGCTTGAAGAAGTTGCCCGGTCTTGAAAATGAAATTAACTCGGGGCCGCCAAATCAGGGGGCCACGCCACAAACGCCCACGCCACAAACACCAACTCCACAGGCAGCAGGGGGCGGAGCAATCCCAGAAGCTTGGTCTACAAAGGTGCCACTGATGGGCGATCGGGCGAAAAGGAAGAAAAAGTAATGCGCGGAGCAATTCCAGAGTTCGACGAAGGTGGCGCAGCGCCTCCCCCCGATACCACTACGCCCGACCTGGACGGCGGTGGGTTTGGTGGTGGTGACACGACGCCGCAGCCGCCCGCGCCTAATGCCCAGCCGCCATGGGGCCAGTCGCTTGGCAGTGACGTCGGCAAGGTAGGGTCCGCGATCAGTGGAGCTATTCCAGAGGGCGGTATGGAACCCAACAGTGGCGCTATCGGATCTGATACCGGCGACGCAATGTCTCAGAAAGTGCAGGGGCTCAAAGATTACATTTCCGGCAAGGGGGCAATGCCAAAGGATCAATTCGAGGCGATGAACAAAGCAGTGGATCCTCGTGGTACAATGGATCAGAATGAGCGCAGCATGCGCATGCTTGACGCAAGCGCCGGCGACCCCACCCAGTCCGCAGCCGTTGTGCAGGCGTTGCGCCAGCACTGGGATGTTCAGCGCGGCAACGCGGCAAAGTTGCTCACCGAGGGCAATGCCACAATGGCGGCTTCGGAAATGAGCAAGGGGTTTCAGTATGTTCCTGACGGCACCAAGACCATGGTCACGCCGAACAAGGACGGTTTCACTTTTACAACTCACACGATGGACGGCCAGGACACTACAAACTACATGGACGCAAACCAGACCAAGCAATTCCTCACTGGTTCACATGGTCTGTTTGATCATGTTGTTGGCCAAGGCGCCGGTACTGTTCTCAGCTCATTGAGCCCGCCTGCTCCATCTGGTGGCCCAAGCCCCGAAGCTGGTGGCCCGCCCACGGATAGTTTTGCCGATACGCAGGTGGGGGACGTCGCTAAAAAGCCGAAGCCTGGGTATCCAGATGAAAATCCGGCTACCCGAGATACCAGCACCCCTGCCTACGATAAGCGTGCAGATGATCCAAACGCGCTGTACGGTCAAAACGTACCCGGCTCTAAACAGAAAGCGACGCCAGGTAATGACCCCGCATATACCGAGTGGCACAAAGCGCAGGCTGATCGCACTAAGGCTCTTGCTTCAAACAGCGGTGGTGATACGGCACCGTGGCAACGTAAACCAACCTTCACCAACCCCGATGACAAGACCGACGACGAGATCAATAGCCCGATCACTGTCGTACGGGGGAGCAGTGCGAAAGGCCGTAGTCTAGAAGGCAACGCGACAGCGCCTAGCGGGGCCAGCGACGATCTTAAATCGTTGGCGCGCCAGATGCACCCTAACGATGCGCAGAAGCAAGCGGAGTTCTACGAGCAACAGCGCTCGATCGCGCAGGAGCAAAAAAGCAAGTTTGATGTTGCCGGGAATACACGATACGGCGCTGCTACAGTGGCCGCCGCAGGACGTTCGGCTGACGCGCAGACGCGCGCGGGAGCTACTGTTCAATCGGCAATAATCAAAGCGCAATCTATCGCCGACGGCACCGATAAACGGTTTGAAGGCGAGCAAGGCCGCGATGCCGCAAATATTCTCAAACAGATGATGCATGATAATCCAGGATCGCCAATTGGCGACCAAATAGCCGCGCTTCGTAAAGGCAACATCAACGAGAAACTCATTGCACATCTGGTCAATCCGACCCCGGGACAGGCACGGCCGCAAGGGCAAGGGCGCAGGCTGGGTGCCACACCCCAACAGCCCACGCAGCAGCAGCAGCAGCAATACCCGCAACCGCCTCCCGAGGCGCTCCAGATGCTCCAGGATCACCCGGAGACCGCTGACCACTTTGATGCTATTTTCGGACCCGGGGCGTCGCAGCGACAATCGGGGCAGTAAATGGCTGACCCAGACATTAATCCGTACGCCCAGTTCGCCCAAGACCAACAGCAATCGGACCAGCCCGCGCCGGATGAAAACCCATATGCTAAATTTGCCCAGCAACCGGATCAGCCCGCTCCGGACGAGAACCCTTACGCCAAATTCGCCCAACAGCCCCAGCAAGACCAAAGCAATCAACGGACATGGCCTGAGGAGATCAGTCGTGACGTCCGCGGCTTCGCGCGCGGCTTAATACCCGCTGCAGGAGCGGGCGTTGGCATAGTTGCCGGCGGCATCGCGGCCGGTCTCCCCGGAGCTATAGCCGGCGGTATTGGCGGCGGCTTCGCTGCTGATGCGGTTCAGAACAAGCTGACCGACGCCCTGGGCATCGATAGCGAGGCATCGCGACAGGCCGACGCGGCCAACCCCAATGTTGGGTCCATAGCGTCCGAACTGGCCCCGATGGCAGCGTCTTTCAACGTTCCTGGCCTAGGCGTCAAACTGGCCACCCGGCTCACTAACGCTGCGGCTATGGGCGGCCTCGATATCGCCCAACAGGCGCTCACGAAGGGGACGTCCAATATCGACCCCACAGAGGCCCTTGCGTCGGCCGGGGCGGGCGCTGTGCTGGGTGCACCGCGCGCCGGTATCCAGAAGGCCGGCGAGGCCGTTGGAGCCCGTGTAGGGGCTGCGCTGGGCCGCAGCCCGGCCGTTACACCCGGCAGCGAAGGCACCGCGGCCGAGCATGCCCCGGCTAACGATGCCAAGACAGCCCCGGCCGGCGAACAGACCGGCGACGGCTTTGCCGCGGTGCCGGACACGAACGAATATCTCAAGAACGATAATCCGGCCTCAGAGGCAGGTGTTCCCGGTGCCGAGACTACGCCGTTGAACGTGGGGAAAGGATCCCCAATGGACGATCCGGCTGTTCAAGCGGCCATGAAGCCTCCCCAGCAGGGGATGGACGTCAACCCCGAGGCGCAGTTATACGGCGGCCAACCGCCGGCGACACCGGACGTCAATCCTGAGGCGGAGCTCTACGGTGGCCAGAAGCCGCCGCCTCCTGAGACGCAGCCGCGCGCGCCCGCGGGCCAGCCTGAATACCAGCCCAATTACGAAGCGGAACTCTACGGTGGCCAGCCGAGAGGCGAGCCCCCCACGGAGCAACCCACGCGCCCCCCTGCGGCCCAAGCGGCGATCGAGCGGCGTAATCCAGACAACCAGATGTTGGGCGACCAGGTAGAGCGTCGTGGTGGCCCAACGCCGAAGGCGGCCAAGGGTAACCTTGACGAACCGCTGACGCCCGAGGAGCTCGCATCACCGGCAGGGGAGCCAGGACGCCCCGCAGTGAAGGCAGAACCTCCTGAAGCAACCCAAGCGGCGATCGGAGGCCGTACACCCGAAACGCCGGCGCAACGGCAGAAGCTCATCGACGATATCTTCCCCGGGGAAGCGCCGGCGCCGGACACGGCCGGCCTCGAGACGCCGCCAAAGGATCTATCCCTCCCGGACGACGGATCCATTCCGGACTTCCTCAAGCGCCCTGCCCCGCAGTCGTTGTCTGGCGCTGCAACGGAAAACCCGACCTTTGCCGCTGCGGAGGTAGCCAAACAGAAAAGCAAGATCGGGGAAGCGATCGGTAATTTTGCACCGGTGAAATGGTTCTGGACTGCGTTCACGCCAGAAGGCCTTACGGAAAATACGGGCAAGTTTGAAAATATTGTCCGTGAGGGCCAGGGCACGATCAATCAAGCGCGCCTGACGTCTGATCGCAATATGAACGAGTTGACTACGGCGATCAACAGTACGACCCCCGAAGCGCGGGATGAATTTGCACGGACATTTCAGACTGGCGTGCCCAAAGACAACCCCCTCGCCCGGCTGTCCTCCAGCGCACTGGACACGCAGAACGATTACGCCGTTCGAATTGGAAAAGTTGATCCTGACGGCAATTGGCAAAACGGAATGCTCCCCGCGATGTTTGCAGATAAACAAGGGGCAAAAGATTTCGCTACACAGTGGCAAGAGGACGAACGCCACGGCGTACCAACCATCGGCGATTTTCTCAATGCCGGTATAAAGCCTAGCCCGAACTGGCTACGCCAGGACGGCAGCATTGACCCGGTTCGCATGATGCAGAACCTGCACACCGCCCAAGACAAGTTCCTCGAAGGAAAATTCATCGCCAACAAGGCTACGGATGAAGGCATTATTTTTCCGCACAACGTACCTGGCACCGTGCCACTCGAAGGGCTTACACGTGGCGGCGCGCCGCTCTACGCCGAGCCCGAAGTGGCGACGATGTGGAACCGATACTTCGGCCCGAACGCGGTCGACCCGACCGAAAAGAGTTTCTACAACACCGCGCAAAAAGTGAAGAACTTCACTACCGCATGGCAGCTGGTGGGTGGCGGCTATCATATGGTCGCAGAAACCACGGAGGCCATAACGGGCGACGTGATGAAAGCAATTTCGCAGGCGGCGGCCGGGCGCTTTGGCGACGCCGGCATGAAGCTAAAAGGCGCTCTTGTAGCCCCCTACCGGCAGGCGACTAAGAGCGCCAGTGATGCCTTGGAGGCATACTATGATCCAAAGAATGCCGGACCCGCTAGGGCGGCTATCGACTACCTGGTCAAAGGCGGCCTCACCCCTGAGCGTGTCGCACGCTACACGCCGGACATCAACAGCGCTGCGCACGGGTTCTTCACCGGCTGGAATGTTGAGATGCCGCAGGGACTCAAAGGGCTGGGCGTCGACAAACTTGGAATGTCAGAGCTGGCCGCGCAAGCACAAAAAGGCCCAGCGGGTGCAGCCAAGAGCATGTACCAGTTGCTGGGAAAATCCATGCAGTCGGTCATGGAGCCGATGTTCAACACCTATATTCCACGTCTGAAACTTGGAGCGTCACTCGAGCAAATGCAGGACTACATTGCCGCCAACCCTAACAAATCCCCGGATGAATATCAGACAATGGCCAAACGCATTCTGAAGTCGACGGATGACCGGCTCGGGGAAATGAACCAGTCTACATTGTTCTGGAACAACAACCTGAAGAAGGCGGCCAATCTACTGATGATCTCGCCGGGCTGGGAAACTGGCACGCTGCGCACGGCCATCGGTGGTGGAAAATCGTTTGCCACTAACCCCGGACGGCTTTCAATTCAACATCCAGACTTCCAGCCGAACGCGGCGTTCCCGTTCGCTTTCGCGATCACGACTGCAACGGTGGGGTCAATTTATCAGTTTCTCAAAACTGGCGAGATGCCGAAAGACGCCAAGGATCCGTTCTTCCCGAGAACAGGTGGCACCGCGGCGAACTCTTCTCAGCCCGAGCGTGCGATCATGCCCGGCTACCTCAAGGATGTTTATTCAATGTGGCACGCTCTCACGGGATCAGAGGGCATGACCAAAAATGCGTCCTCGATGCTCTACAACAAACTTGCCATGGTGCCCCGTACAACCTGGGATACGATGGCCGATAAGGACTGGGCAGGGAAACAGATCTACAATCCATCCGACCCCCTCCACGAAAAGATGCGGCAGTATCTTGGTTACGTGCAGGAGAACATGATGCCGATCCTCGCGCAACAGGTCACGAAGGGGCAGAAGGGCACCAACATCAGCAAGCCGGAAGCGGCTGTTGGCATTCGGCATGCACCGGGGCCCGTTCAGGACCCACAGAAATCGGAGACGGGTATAGCCAAAGCCAATAAAAGGGCGCAGGATGAGTCCAAGAAGTTCCACCAGAAAATTGGCTTCTAACGCATCCTTAACCCTTGCCAGATAGGCTGCCTCATATGCCGTATAAATCAAAGGCCCAGGCCGCCTATTTCAATATTCACAAGGGCGAGCTCGAGAAACAGGGCGTGAGCGTAAACGAGTGGAACTCGGCCAGCAAGGGGACGAAAATGCCACAATATGCAAAGGGTTCCGCACCGTCCGAGGCTTCTTACGCCAAGGGTGGCACCGTTCTAGGTCGCAGCAAGGACTGGGCGAAGAAAGACCCCCAGGGGCGCGGAGAATTCGGCAAGTTCCTCGGCACTGAAGACGAATTTAGAGACCCGGGTGAGGGTGACGCCCGCGCCGACGAGGACCAGAAGTACGGCAAGACCGGCGACGGTGCCGGCAAGGGCACGATCAAGCCGCCCAAAGCGACCGACAAGAGTTTAAAGCCGATCAAACCACGGAGCTAATGTGCCATGTGCGCCCGCCGATCACGGAATTGTTGTGTTGTCGATGGGCTAGACGTGGACGATATTTTTGGGCCCCAGTTCTCAAACGAATGTGACGAAGGTTGGAACCGGCGCCGTGACAGAGCACACCTATCTCACCCCACACCTGGCAAAAGAGCAGCTCGCCGCACGCATGCGGCTGGGCCACATCCTCTATCGGCACGTTGACGTCGACGACATGAATCTCAGCGACGACGCTTTTATTCGGAAGGTGTGGGAGCGCTACCTGGCGTCCCGCGAGACGCCTCTCATTGATCCGGCCGAATAACCTTAAGCCGATCGGCATCGTTGCGCTTCTTGATTTCCGCCGCAGGGGTGTACGCTTGCGCTGTTTCATCCAACCAGCTGTCCTGTGGGACAGGGATCTCCAACAGGCGTTCTTGTCCACCTTGGAATAGGGTACCTGCAGCGAGGTTTGCTCGCCCATCCCGCATTTTATAGAACGTGCGCAAGCCCGCCATGACCATGCTCGGGCTGTGCTTCGTTTTGTGCAGATGATCGATAAATTGTTTCCGAGAAATTCGCAGCAAGTGCTCGTCAAGCACGAACTGGACATGGATCGGCGCATCAGTGTGTTCCGGGCCGCCAACAAAACCAACCTGCTTGCTACGGCCGCCAGCGCCGCGCACCATATCACGGGTTCTGATTGTATTGCCGGCCATGGCTTTGATGAAATGCGTCAAGGCAGCGGTGATATTTTCCTCCGAGTCTCCGATCAAATCTTCCGAGACGACCCGGTCACGTATGGCTTTGTAGGAGTCGACGAGGAATACGTGAATTTCTTCAGTGTTGAAGCTAGCTCCAATTGTATTAGCCAATCGAGCACCTGCCAATATTGTGGTGGCAATCGCGAGCCAGAACCTCTCATCCGGCTTGTACGCGACTTCGTCCGCGAGCTTCTTTTGTGTGTCTGTGACAAATTCCTGCATGGCCTCCGGGTTTGACAGCATGACCTTGGAATAGCGTTCTCCCATTCGCCCATAGTTGGTCTCCAACTGCTGCTGTAGAATAGTCGCCGCCCACTCCTCGATGCGGCCGGGCGTATTGTCGTCATTCTTGGGAACAAGGAATTCAAAAGTGCGGTAGATGCCGGCGGCGTTGCTCTGCTGGTGATCAACCATGTAATCGAACAGACTAACGTTGGAGCAGATCGTCAGCAGCGACTGCCAGCTTCCCACCACCTTCTGCGAGCGGTCGACATTCATCTTGCCGCCGTCCTTGCCTTGGGTGATATCGACAAGAACCTCGGCGGCCTTCTCGATGGCCTTGGGCAGCGAGACGTCGTCCCAATAGCACGGCAGGTTATTCAGCTCCGCCATCTTGCCGCGCATGCTGTTCTGTGACGAGCTGGCTACTTCCTTAGTCAATTTCGGATTGCCCCAGACAGCGGCGCCCACATTCAACGCAGTAGATTTGTTCCCCCCGCTCTGCGAGTACGCGACTAGCGCCCCCGAATAGTGCCCGGTGAAGTGGAGCAAAGGCGATGCAAAGGCCGCCGCGGCAATACATTCGATCGCCGGCCGATGTTGGTCCGTCACCAGCTTGAGGGCTTTGAACCACGTCTCTATGTCTCCCTGTGGGGTGTAGAGGGCGCGCACGGCGGGATCACCTGAAGATGATTTCATTGTTGTTCCATCCTTCTTGTTGATGATGCCACCGTAGGCCCAGCCCGTGTCATGGCCGGCTTCCTTGTACCAGCCATAGGGTACGGTATCACGGGCGGCTTTCATACTGTTGAACCTGTCCATCCACGCCACCATAAACTCCATCAAAAGCTTCGTTGTACCTGGGCTGTAGAGTACGAATTGTTTTGACAGCGATCCGCCTAGCATGGCCGCTGACGCCAAATCTTTGCTCTCGACCAACACTTCTACCGTGCTACCTTTATCCGTAGAAGCGGTGAAATTCAAGCCTCTATTCTTCTGCGTCCAGGGCTCTGTGATCACGCAGTGGAAGAGCGGTATGTCGACCGGCACGGCAGCCGTGCGCGTTTTCACTATGCGCCCCACGTTGTTGGTGGAGTACCCCAAAGGCAGCTGGAGGTCGTTGGCGAGAGTGCTAGGATTTGAACCTAGATCCGCGGTGGAGGCCGCTGTTCTATCCGGTTGAACTACACTCCCAAGAATATTAAGCGGCGACTTAATCGTGCCTTTAAGCGGGCAGGCAGCGCACTGTTTGGAACCATATTGCTCAAACGTCCTACAAGAGGGCCAGCCAAGCTTCTTTTCTTGCTGCTCCGCTTCCTTGCGGTCGTACATCGCATCGGCACCCGCCTCGGTGTAATCCGCATGGCCAGTGCTCAGCGTGTGGAAGAGCTCGCGGCCCTTCCGCATGAACGTCGTCGTGAGGGCTGTGAGCATCCACAGCCCCTGATCGTGGTATTTCCCTCCGGTCAGTATGGTGCCGCGCAGAAACGGGCATTGGTGGAACGCGGGCGCCGGATCTAGGAGATCAACTTCAACGGTCCCAATTTCTTTTTGGTACCCAGCGGTGAGGATATCGGGTGATCCGGCTTGCGGGGGAAGGTGGCAGAAGATCCACGCGCCAGTCTGAGCCCCCGCAGCCACTCGTTGTTGTCCGGGTACGGCTTTGATTCCGGCGAACGCTTGCTCGAAGTTGATGTCTTGCGGGGCGAGGAGGAGGAGTTTGACTTCGCGAGGGATTTGCTCTTTTTTATTGTAGGTGCCGGGGACGCGGAGAATTCGCGCGCAATCGATTGTAACCCCTGCGTCAAATCGGAGACCAAAATGTGTAGCTGCTGTTCGGAGTCCCTCGGCAAATAGGGTCCAACCCTCAACTGGTAACTCTTTAGAAGAGATCCAATAGCAGTGTACTCCACCTCCAGATCCAACAAGAGCTGTCGGGGAAGGTAAATTTTCGGCGGCGCAGAAGGCCTTGATTGCTTGGAGGGCTTCGGTGACACTGGCATATCCTTTCTCTTTGACATCTAGGTCAAGCCAAATGGCTTTAAGTGCAACCGTGTTGAGGTGATTTCGGAGTGCGTGCGCGCGACCATTGACTATTTTCCCTATGTCTTTCTGCCGGCCTAGGCAGAAGTAGATGTCCTTCGCCATGCCCGGATGCGTCTTGGCCCACTCGACACCTTTCATGAAGTCGGCGAGCGTCTGAAACGGCAGGCCGGCCATACCCTGCCGCTTCACCATAGAATAATGCAAGTTGATGTAGCCGGGTTCATCACCCGGCCACGCCATTACTCGCCTTAGAAATTCCGCAATACTCGGCGCCACCATTGTTAGCGGGGCAGCAGCGCTGCAATTGCATCATCAAGCGCGCTGTCTGCTTGATCTGGCTCCCCGGTGTCAATTGACGCGGCCACCGTCTGCGTAGCGGCAGGCGCTGCGGACGTCGTCTGCGGTGTCCCAGAAGGCGTCGCGACCTGTGAGGCCGCTGCGCTCGCCGGGGCAGTCGTCCCACCCAGCCCAGTATCGATCGAGGCCGGCGGAGTGGGCGGAGTAGGGTTTACCTTTAACTCCAACGTCTTCACGGGAGCAGCGGCTTTCTCGAGCTCGTCAGCTTCTTTGCGGATGGCCGTTAGACGTGCCTGCCGATCGGCTTCCAGCTTGAAAGCAAGAGCCGCTCGCTCAGTATCGGCTTGGGCGATCGCTACCTCTGGCGCAACCTGCTGCACTGCCTCCTTAGCCTGCTGAACAGCACTCGGCTTATTGCCAAGATAGTGGTCCGGCGCAGGCTTATCCTGCTCCTGCACGAGGCCTGTATCGGCGGCCGGCGCGAGCTGCACCAGCTTCGGAGCGCTTTGCCCTGTCGTATCGCCACCGCAAATACGGAACGACATTGGATCGTCCCGTAATTCGATAACTTTCGCGGCTTCCTTATCCGTTAGCTTCTGGATCGCCGTGAACCGCATTTTCGGATACGCCTTGTCCGGGTCGAAGTCGATCCGGGTGATAAAGGCGAAATAGGCATAGCCCATGCGCTTCGTGGCGTCGCCCATCTGGCTGAGCCCCTGCAGCGAAGCAGCGGGGACGCGCAGGAACACCGGCTCGATCAGCGGCACGCCAAGGAGCTTCTCGGTCTGCTTCGGCATCGGAACGACGGAGAGACGCTTGGCGTCGTTGCATTCCTTGACCTTGATGCCCTTCTCATTAAGCTTGAACACGTTGCGCGGGCACATACCGCACGTCTCGGATTGCTTGTGCAGCACCCCGATATCCGGCACGATATTGTCGGATGACGTGCATACGGGCGCGTCCTTGCTTCCCTCTTCGTAATTCTCGAAGTAGGCCTTGGACTTATTCTGCGCCTGCCGCAGAATGATAACGTCGAGAAACGGCGAGGGATAGCCCTTCTCGTCGACGAACGTATGTTCTTCGCCGCGGACCTGGATCTTCCAAACTTTACCTTTGTATCTAATTAAGGGATATCCACCCCCAATTCCATCAGAGAGCGATTCATCCATTCCCATCCCCGCAAATGCAGCGGCGGGGCCACCTTCAAAACCCTTAGTATTAACTAGTTCCTGAGCCATCTAGGCCTCCTGGTTATTTGTGCGGGACAGATAGTCGATAGCATCTTTAAGGCGCACAACGCTATCCCTAAAATGCCCCAAACCAACATTGCATGTGTGGCATAGAATACCGCGCACAACATTGGTTTCATGGTTGTGATCAATGTGCCAATTGTTTCCATTTGGCTTGTCGCTTTTGCAGCAGGCGCAACGACGCCCCTGCGCCATGAACATGCGATCGTACTCAGCTATCGTGATGCCGTACTCCCGTTTAAGTTTGGCGCGTCGCATATAAATTTTCCACTTTTCCGGATTAGCCTTTGCCCACGCCCTATTCCGCGCTCGGATACGACCTGGATCGGCAGCGTGATAGCCTCGCTGCAACTCAGCGTGGCGAGTTAGTTGGGCTTTAGTCCTCATCGTTTTCCGAAGCTCCTGGACGCCTGACACCTACTTTTGCTATCGCATTTATCGCGACGCCCGGTAGCGGAGCGCCATTTTCCTTCTCGAAATCTCGGGCGGCTTGCACATTGCACTTCCAATCGAGAAGATCGTAGTTTGCCGTGCCGATGACGTGTCTGGAGAACTCCTGCTTGTCTTTGATCGAGGCGCTGTACTTGGTGGTTGAGTAGAACGTGCCCGTCTTGCAGGCACCCCTAATCTGACCGGTCTTATCTAAAAAAGTCTGAAGGATGCCCTCGATTGTCGTCATCGCCAGTTTCTTTTTGGCGATCCGCTCCTTATGCGCTACCTCTTGTGCCTTGACCCAATCGCGGCACTGGATGTAGAGGGCCACCATGGCGTCGACCTTCTCGAGATCGAGCGGGCTGGCAACTTCTTCGGTCATCGCACACTCCAACTTCTCTGCTTTTGGATATCGTAGATAGTAGCCCTGCTTACTCCAAATTCTGCAGCAAGAGCTAGAACATTTCCAGGGTGTTGTCGAGAACCAATTTGTACGCGACGCCGAATATCACGCGCCTGTGATAGCGAAATTACATTGCGCCGGTTGCGATTTTGAGTTAGGCGTGTAGCCCACCGCCAGTTGTTCGGGCCATAGTCGTTGTTGTTCTTGGGTCGGTCAAGAGCCCATCCTTTTCCTGGGTGCGGGCCTACATCTAGCGCGAACAGTTCAAAGCTATTCCATCTCTTGTGTATTTTTATCCCTCGGCCACCATAATTCGCCCAACACAACGCATTTGGATTGTTACAGCGGGCACGCATATTACTCCATGCGCAGTATAGGGGGCTGTTACTCGAGTTTAACCCATGGCGATATTTCATTTGGCTGCTGTCGCCTCTTCCAACATATTAAGCAGCTTCTCCTGCAACGCTTCTTTCGCAGCCAACATCTTATAGCAGCGTTTCTCTTCTCTCGTCGCCTGCATCATAAGGATCTGCTGCTTGTGGCGCTGCCCTACACGAATTATCCGGGCATTTGCTTGCATGTAGATCTCATTGGACAACGTTGGCGCTGCCCAGATAATGGTGTCCGCGGCGGTTAGGGTCACGCCGTGGTGGCACGTCTTTGGATGCGCCAACAACACTTTGTATTGGTCGGTATTTTGAAAAGCGTGAAAAATATCCTCTCGGTTCGTGGTATCGCCGTGGATGACAGCGTGATCAAAGTCCACTTTTAAACGGGTGAATATATCGCTAATCCCTTCGATCATATGACGCCACGGGCAGAACACAATAACCTTATGGGCCGACGACTCAATTTCGGTGATCAGAGCAGCGATCCTTGGTGCGGCATCAATCCTGACAAACTGTGGATTATTAGTGTATATCCAGCCCCCTGCAACCTGCAATAATTTACTGAGCGCGACTCCCGCATTCACCGCGCTGATCGTCTTGTTTTGGACGAGCGCCACCAACTCGGTTTTGATCTTCTTGTGGACTCGTTTCTGTTGAGCGCTGAGTTCAACGTCGATATTACGATAGATCGTCTCCGGGAGCTCGGTAACATCATCCAACGCATAGCGGACATTAGGTTGTAGAATTTGGAACGCATGTTCAACTGCCTCCGGTCGCGGTTTCCAAATATATTGCGATATCTGGACCATGAGGATATCGCGCATAGCTTTGAAGTATTTTGGAACACTGGTGGGCCTCACAATCTTTGCCTGTGACCAAATATCGGTAGGGGCCTGTGGCATAGGGTCTCCACTCATTCCCCAGACAATACCAAATCTCTGAGCGAAGCGACGCATGTGCTTAGATCGGTCCGAATTATTGCGGTAGACGGCGAGCTCGTCAATACAGAGGCAGTCAATATCACTGCGCATTTCAAGCTCTTTCGAGATCACCCTTAATCCATCATGGTTACAAACGTATATATCTGCTTCCTCAGCCAACTTGTCAAGCCTTTGTTTCTTCGTGCCATGGAGCACCGCGACCTTTCTGTTCAGTTTGATCTTGAATACTTCCGCTGCCCAGGTGAAATGGAGCGTCGACAGTGGCGCTACAACGAGCAACTTCTTGCACATGCCTGTCTTGTTCAGATAGTCCCAGGCCCACAGCGCCGTGCGCGTCTTGCCGGTGCCCTTGTCGTTGAGGTTGTAGAACCGCGGGTTCTCCGACATCTTCTCACAGGTGTCGAACTGCGTCTCGAACGGTGGCTCGTCAACCGGGTGCGGGAAATCGTAGTACAGCCGCATCGGCGATGGCACCTTGTGCCCCAGCTTGCGCAGGAGGATCGTGTTGGCAACATTATGCGGGAGCAGAACCGTTTCAACGTGCTCAGAATACGTTGGGCCCGCGGGCGCGCCGGGGAACAGCGCCTCTGTGCCGGGGAGTGGCACGACGAGCATTTGGTGTTTATGCGAGACGATCGCGGGCACGGATTTTCTTTCTGATATCTTTGATGACCATTTCCACCAGCTCGGCGCTGTCTACCACATAACAAATGCCGCCGGCGGCACGAATTGCTGCGATGGTTAAGTCTTGTCGCGGAGTCGGCTCTTTGCCAGGCGCCTTGGTTTCAATCCAAAACCAAAGACCGTCGACACAATACAACACGTCCAGCGTAGGCGAGCCCATGCCGTTCTGCACAGGAGCGAAGCGATACATGAGCGTGTTGAACTCGTCAGCGAGACGGCGCTTTACTATATCCTTGATTCTTTTTTCTGGCGTCGGCATCTTCTCTCCATTTTCTTTGGGCCTCTATGTGCTCTAGCATGGCTCGCAGGGCAGCAGTCTCGTGTTCGTGAGGCCCGTGCCGGTACTGGTTAGCATCCAGCCAATACCAACCGTCGACATCCGGATAAGGATTACGCAGGGGCCAGTCGGTCACCGGCGTATCGTTGCCTGATACGCCCACACGTGTGGCCCTACGCGCTTCTGCGTCAAGAGAACACGGCCAACTTCGTAGGCCTCATAGACAGCCCCGGCGAGGCTATTCAGTTTGCTCTTATCGGCCTTTGTCAGTTTAGTGTTGTAGGCGCGATCGTACATGAGATCGCCCTCGTAGTACAAAAGCGTCTGGCCCGGCTTGGCATTTTCTAACGCCAGCCGAAACGCTTTAATCGTGTCGACCACGATCGGTATAGGAGAGGAGGGCCTAGTCATAGGAGGGGTGTTGGTTACTATAATCGCGGGCATCGTCAATCTCTCCAGGTCTGTTCTCTTATTACGTGGGATATCGTTTGGCAGGAAACACCAAACTCAACCGCTAGCCGCGGCCCACTACCACGTATATAGCAACTTCTTATAGTCCGAACGTTGTCTTTTGTGAGCTTATTGACACGTCGGTTTTGGCTTTGGGTAGATGGCGTAGCCCACCGACAATTGGCTTTGCAATAGTTTTGGTCGTTCTTTTCCCGCTCAAGAGACCAACCTTTGCCAGGGTGCGGACCCATATCCGCAGCGAAGACAGCGAAGTCATCCCACTCGGGGCATATCGTAATGCCACGACCTCCGTAATTTGGCCATTCTGGGTTATTCAAATTAAAGCAACGTGCGCGCATGCCCGCCCACGCCGTGTACAGACGCGTGACTCGGGGCATGGTGGCCCCCGTGGTGGTGCCCGTGGTGGTGCCCGTGGTGGTGCCCGTGGTGGTGCCCGTGGTGGTGATGGCCATGGTGGTGTACCTTGTGGTGGTGTTTCTTGGGGTGGTGCTTTACGGCATGAGGGCTGCGATGAACAGCAGACTGCAGATGATGAACGTGGCCATGCACACAGTGAACGCGATGATTTCTAGGTTTTGTTGGTTCGGCATGTTTCTTCTCCTTGGCCACTGAGTACGATACCGCGATCGGCTTGGCAACAATTTTCTGCGCGTGCGGCGCAGGCAGATAGTGCACGGGTACCGGCTTGGCATGGTGGCCGACTCCAAACGTGACAAAGGCTATCACCGCCAACGCGACAATCGCAGCCACGGGAAACACGAGCCAACTATATTTCAAAGATGGCAACGTCATCGAGGCGTTCCTTTGCCGTGGAATTCACAGTCGGTGCAAGGACACCATTTTATACAGAGCCCGCTCGGCGTTTTCGGGTAGTGTTGCGTGGCAAACGCACTTTCAAGACTCCCAATTCTGTCAAGTACGCTTGCCCGAAGGGCAGTAGCCACACTTTCTCTCGTGAAAGTATCGGAAGTCGTACAGTCGTCCGGTAACCAAACGAATGTCGTGCGGATTCTCTCGATGTCTTGGTGATGTGCAAAAGCACAGACTGCATTAAGGAGCAACTGGACGCTGTCATGTTTTTGGGATCCCGTTTTCCAATCAATAAGTGCGGCGCGCTTGTTGTCGTGGTCTACCTTTAGAACGTCAAGCCGGGCGCGCCACCAACAAGTAGGGCCGAAGTACTCGCTTGGCGTAAGGTCTCGCGCTAGAGCATATTTCATTTCAACAAACAACTCTCCAGGCAGCAGATTGATCATTGTGATCCACTTCTGCCACGGCTTCATCGCTGCCGGTAGAGGCTGGCCAGACTTCAGCGCGTGCTCGAGAGCCGTATGACATTTGTTCCCCCACACCAGCTGCTCAGATGATTCCTTGTACTTTTTAAGTACATCAACTTGCTCATATTTATATGGGCAACTTTCGAACGCTTTTAGCTTAGAGAAACTACCTGTGAACGGTTTCATTTCCAAAAGGCCCGCCGTGCCACGTTGAGAATTTCAACTTGGGAGACGCCAAGCTCAATAGCAAGAACCGCACTGTTGCCCGTATCCACTTGGTTTACCCCTCGAACATATCGCCGGCGTATGTAGGTCACTTTCTCGCTTGTAAGTTTAGTGGTGCGCCGATTGCGGCTCTGCATGGCTCGTGTTGCCCAGCGACAATTAGCTGGCTCATAATTGCCGTTGTTATTAATCCGATCTAAAGTCCATCCTTTACCGGGATGCGGACCCATATCCGCAGCGAAGTTCTCAAAGCTATCCCATCGCTTACAAATGCTAATGCCGCGGCCACCATAGTATGAATAGTCGGCGCTGCGCGGGTTGTTACAGCGGGCGCGCATATGTTGCCACGCGATATAGCGCCTGCTCCCGCCGTTCGCCTTAGAGCCTTCTCCGTGGCGTATTTTTGTCACTATCTAGCCCCCGGTGGCGGCTTGATTTTGTATTTGTTCTCAAGGAACATCTGCAGATCGGCCATGGCGCGCCATGCTGTCTGGGCCATGTGCTCCTCGTCATCGTTGCACAGCATGTGGCGGGCTAGGCAGTCACCGTGGTCAGCCGATTTGCCGCGCGCCCAGTGTGTCGGCGTGCCGGGGTTATGCTGCTCGTTGCCCACATAGGAGACGTTCGCCACGCGGAAGATGGCGTCGCGGAAATAGTCCATGAACCCAGTCTTCACCGGATAGCGCTTGCGTTCGTTCGATCCCATGCCATGCAGAAGATCATGCGCGAACTCACGGGTGGTAGCTGGGTCCGGACTTTGCGGTAATTTACCGTGCGGTAATTTACCGCTTGCGGGATAATCGGGGTCGGGCATGGAGCGTACTCTCAATTGTGGTTTACCAAAACCGTTCAAACACATCAGTCCAACCTGATGATCTTTAAACCAAGCGCTTCAGCTGTTGCCTTCTCAGCGCAAGCGCCCTTGCTGTTCTCGAAACCCGGCAGTAGGGCAACGCCCTCGGCGTGAAGGCAAATATATTCCAGGTCTTCAGCAAGGGCAACGCGAAGGCTGAACCCGTATGCATACCGGGCTATCTCTTCGCTTCCCGTCGCATTGCCTTTTGAGATATCCGTACCGTGGCGCTCCATGTCCTTTTCGGCCGGACTGAAAACAGTATGCCCCTCGGCACGCAGCTTCTTCGCTGCAGCATGAAACGCCGGGAAATTGAACTCGGGGATGCCCCGCATTGGTCCTGCCAAGTATAATCTCATTTTGCATTCCTCTTCGGGCCGGGGCGGCCCAGCTTCTCTTCCAGCGCGTTTCTGATATCCGCTGCTAAACAGGGCATACTACTATCCTCAAGAGCGACGTAGGCTCTATAGAGCAGCTTCTCCAGACGGCGCGTTCGCCGGCGCCACTTATCGGTGGCGTTAGCCGCTCGTTGTTTCACACCCTCTTCGAACAGCTGGCCGGCGAACGGGATCATTGTGCTGCTCTCAGTTTCTCTATGACCTGATTTACGTTTTCCTGCACGATGATGGTGCCGCCGCCTACGCTAACTATTGTGCCGTTTGGATAACCTAACTGTCCCGCGCCTTGCACCGTGTTCAGGTTCGCTGGATTGATATACACCAGATGCCCATCGAGCCGCTTCAGCGAGACGAGTTTTATTGATCCCGCGAGGACGATCGTCGTCATGCACAAACTTATTGCGCAAACTATCCCAACGTGAACCAGTTTTGATTTCAGCATTCGTAGCCTTCTTATCCAATAACTTACCAATTCGATTGGTCGCTTTCGCTCTCGTCTCGGTCTGTCGCGTATCCGTCAGCTCCGCGATCACTTCCAGGTCCCGCGGCGTAAGCGGATACAGCTTGCGCGTGAGCGGCTCGTGCGCGTTCAGCGAGGACAAGGCGGAGCTTGGTCTCGATAAGACGCTCGCGGGCATAGCGCGCACGATCGAAGGGGATAGGGACGTTAAAGCCGACGAAGGACATGGTGACCAGTTCTTTCTCAGGAGGAAGTCTGGGATTGTCTCGGACTCTTCCATTTCTTGTTCTTTCGATGTGCTCGTTTCAATAGCCAGCCGGCACCCGTTACTCGAACGACGTAGATGTAGTCCTCGTCAAACCAGGACATCCAATATTCAGGGACGAGCATTGACGTGCGACTCCGACGGAGACATCGGGAAATGCTTAGGCGAGCACGCTGCCACAAAGAAAGCGCACGCGGCTATGACGCAGAACGCTGTGGACATGATCGCAAGCCCGGCTCTCCATCGTTCTTCGTTCATTTAGCAATCTCCATAGCTTTGTCCTGAGGATACATCAGCTTTCAACGGAAGGTCCGGTGCCCAGGAAGGTCGCATGACCATCTGGGAATGTATAATCACTTTCGCGTGATCTACATATTTGTCGGGGACGACCATCAAGAGTTCATCATGGATTTGATGCGCCATGCGCAGAAACGGAATCTTGGTTGCCTGCAGGCGCAACGCCGTGTTCATTAAGACAATGCGTGACAGAAACTGGGATACGTTTTCCAAGCATGCAGCACCATATATCTTTCGCGGCCGGCCGCCGTAATCGTACCATAACTCGCCATCTTCGGTTTGCCGTGGGTCGCCGTACAACATACGCAAACTGCCGGGCCCTTCAATGCACCCGCGGCTAATCGTGATGGGGCCAATTGTCGCAGGGGGGGCTAATCCAAGCCACTCGCGCTTCAGGTGCTTGTCAAGCAGGTACCAGAATTGCACCGTGGCGGCGTTAAACTTGCGGTAAATCTTAACGGTCTTTTGGGCCAGCTCAGGCGTCCACATTTCGCCAAGGGCAAGCCCCTGCGTGCGTGCGGCCATACCCGCCTTAATGTAGAAATTATCGGGGCCAAGGCCGTATTGGAGGCCAAGGACTGCCGTCTTACCCACCCACCGTTCCAACGTGTTCGCTTTCGTTACCGGAAATCCGAAGATTTCGCTGGCCATGACACAATACGGGTCGCCATTGTCGACGAAGACCTGCAGGAGGGCGCTCTGAGACAGCCAGGCGACCATCCTGGCCTCTATTTGCGCTAGATCGCAGGATACCACCTTATGGCCCGGAGGCGCTTCTAAGGCCCCTCTGAGCTCGCCGCCACGGGGTAAGTTCTGGAAGTTGCATTTCCATTCACCTGATAACCTATGAGTGTGTGCACCGGCATAGCGCAGGGCGATCGGCATTAGGTTGGCCATGATAGCCCCGCAATCGCTAAAAGGCGCTCCGTTCGGCTCTCTTCCAGCGTAGACTTCAATCCAATTCTTGCGGCCGCCAGGCTTTGCACGCGAGGGTTTTCATGCTCTAGCAAATCAACCATGAATTGATCTGATTTTGCCAGGGCTGGAATGGTATTGCCCGTGTTCGATACCTTTGTCTCGATTTCCACGCCTTCGGCCACGAGCAGGGCGGCAAATTGAGTAGCGGACATTAGCTGGGGCTTCTCAACGCTAGCCCCCCGCAGCAACGCTTCTTTGGCGGCGCACACGTTCTCTAGGTGCGCCGTGAGCTTGGGAATGTTCATGGTGAGCCTTGGTTCCACTGCACATCTAAGCACCAAGTCCATTACCCGATACTCGGCTTTCGGGAACGATGGCGCTAGCTTATTGAAAACGCCCTTGAGCAGGCGCACATCTTGTGCGGCATATTCACAAAAGGACGGAAACAGGCCAGCAGCGATTATGTCGGCGCGCCGCATGCCAATGACGCTGCGGATCGTGTCGCCTTTGTCGCCGAGCTCCAGATGCTTTGCAACGCTTTCAAGGCTCAATCGTCTGAGTTTGTGGCCCAATAGAGCGCGAGCCATACCAAGCCCGTCGACCATACGACTCGGCACCCAACCAAAACGCCAAGCCAGAATGCAATTGTCGAATAGGGCGTTGAAAGTAAGGCTGATGCAATCAGCAGGGTCGTGCTGACTAAGCCAATCACGAAATTTAGGCCCATCAACGTTTTGAACGGGGCCAGCGTCAATTTGGGTCGCGCAGCAAATTGTTTCATAGCGTTCATCCAGTATGTATTGCGCCGGCGTCATTTTGCGCAGGCTGTATTCCTTGTCGTAGTACGTTTCGAAGTCGAGTGTGATCAGCTTCATAGGAAGAAAACCGCCACGTCCCGCCAGGGTGCATCAATTTCAATGTTGTAATTTGGGTAGCCCACGTTGTGGTTGTAGGGTGGCTTGATCATTGAATAGCGCTTAACTTCACAGCCGTACAGCCATCCGCGGAAGTAGACTGCACGCTCGGGCACATTAAACCACGCATGCACATAGATATGATCAAGGCCCTCAATTAGATGCGGCACTTTTATCAGCATAGGCCACACGCCATTGGGTCGCGTCTTCACATCTATAGTAGAGCCATCATAGCGGAAGTCGATCCCCATATCACCCTTGCGACGTAAGGTGCGGTCCATCAACCAGCCGGTTGGCTTCTCAAACGCTCGCTCACCTATGGCACCAAGCACGTGCTCACTGTTTAAGTTAGCCTGCGTTCGCGCCGAGTCGCGGTCAGTCACAGGATGCCCCGTCTGCCGCGCCACGCCAATGATCGTAGCCTCTTCATATTCTTCCTTTGCGAGGGGCACAATCCGCATCATAACGAGTATCTACCTCCTATAAGCGCCACCACCTCCTTAACAGATAAATCCAGCCCTTTGCAAAATAATTTCTTTGGTGGCTTGTTAATCCGCGTGTAACCCAGCGCTTGAAGCTTTTCACGACTCTTTGTCTTATGCCGGCGGTACATGACAGGCGACGAATAGCGCACGCCCTCACGTTCCCAATAGTCTGTAATGCGGCTTTCACCTAGATATTTGAAGCGTGCCGCTTGGTAGACAGCACCGTGATTTGGTTTGCCGTTGTAGATGTTCGATGGGTCAGTATAGCTAAACACGCACGGGCAATTCGGATCATTCTCGCGTAGCCACTGCAGCGAAGCCTTCAAGAAAACACTCAGCGGGCCGTCCGCCTGCCGACGGGCACGGCGCGCATCCGATTGCCATAACCTAATTAATTCGAGGCAGCCGGGTAACTTAACCTTAAAATGCTGCGGTATAGGCGGCGAGTATACGGCAAGCGCGTCGAGCTGTTCCGTAGTTAAACAAAACTTTGGATGGTAGCCGATGCGACCTAAATAATGCTCGTGCTCAAGGAGCTTGTCAGCTTCCCCCTTTTTGATGGTGATTATTTTCATGCGCCGGCTTTCAACTTATACCGTGCCAACGCCTGCAGGGCGACCTGATCGCCGTTCGCCTGCAACGACCGCTTTCGACGCGGGTGGTCGACCTGCTCCTTGATGCGTGCGCTGTACCGCGCTATGTGTCGCTGTATGCGACGCACGTGCGATTTCTCATGGCGCGCCTCACGCTTATAGGCGATATTGGCGCCGCTCTTCGTATTGCGGCCGTGCTTTCGCCCCTTCTTGGTCTTCTTAGCTTTTTGCTGTGCTTCTGCCATATCACACCCTACTCACTGAACCCCAAGCCTCCAACGATATGCGGCGTGCGTCATAATGACCGACGCTTCCGATCTCAGAGCCAAGCTTGACGCGAGTATTCTTTCCGCGTGCGCTGTCCTTCCAGCTCCAATCCATATCTGCTTGCGTGCATGCGCCGCACAAGCCTTGCCGTATGTGCGCTAGGCCGCGGGCGTACGCATGCGGATCACTGCGATCGAACTCGGCATAGCGCTGCAGCCCGGCCAGCATGTACGGCTCAATCTGTTCAAGCTTCATCGCTTAGCCTTTCCGCGAGCATGTACGAAATTGAAATCGCGGCTGTGCAGACCGCATTCCCGGGTAAGATAACGGCGCCTTGAAGCAGAAACTTTGTCTTTGTTGCTGAAAGTTGAAGTAGCCTTTTCGCGCTCCCTGATGGTTTGGACCTGTGCTTCCAACCTATCTTTGTTGGCTTCAAAGAAGCGCAAAGCGCGCTTAGCTATTTCTAGCGCGTGTTCCCGCGAATCGCTTTCAAAGCAAAAATACGGAGCAACCCCCGTAGCGGCAAGCCACCGGCCGGGGCTGACTTCCTTATTATAGATAAACACGTCTTTCATCGCGGCCTCCCCCTCGATTTCCGATAAGCGGCGTGCATCATAATGACCGACGCTTCGCGTAGTCAACCAGCGCACGGTACACTGCCGGCTCAAGGTATATGCGTTGATTGTTGCTGTCGCCCGTACGCAGGCATAGCTGGTAGCCATCGTGCGACACGTACACGGCATCGCCGAGGTATGTTTCGTTTTCAGCCTTCATCGCTTTCGCCTCCTGTAGCGCCTCTGAACCACACTGGTCTACGCGTCGCGCTTCCGCGCCGAATTCGAGGATGCCGCCGGCTATGGCTGGAATGTTTCGCATTCGACATGAGGATTAGCACGTTCGCGAAAATAAGTGCAACAAGAATAATCACCCCGGTGATCATATGTCCTCTCCGTCTATCGTGCGCGCATCTTCGCGTGTCTTGTCCCGAATGAGCTCTTCGCGGCTATAAGGTTCCGCGCTTTCGTCGTGCGTACGCTTGCCAAACGTTCGCGGCGCCGCAGGAAATATATCCACATTCTCCTGCTGGTATAGTTCGTGCTCTGGCACGCCGTCTGTGAGCCAATCAAGGCTTGGGCCGTTGTCGCGCTTGCCCGGCTTCACCCGCTGGCGTGTGCCGTGCGCCTTGCGACTGGGGAAGTGCGCGTCACTATGGCATTGTCGGCAACGTAGCTCACATTTCTTTAGCTCTTTAATCAGGCGAGCTTTGCTGTGCGTCAAACGGCTTTGCACACAAAATTCTCTCACTGTGCCCGGCTTATGGTGGAACTCCAAACGTTTCCGCGTTGTGCCACACCCAACACATGCGCCACCAAGTAGGGCGATAGCCCACGCACGCCGTTGCTTACGATAGGCGCGTTGATACAACCTATTTTGCAATGGCGTGCGCGCCATGGTTCTAGTGCGCATGATAGGCGACCTGTTTCACGTCCCGGTTCCAGCATGCGCGGCAATCTTTGCATTCGTTGTCTTGTTGCTGCGCCGGGCATGCATGCGCGCTCTTATCCGGCTTTGTATGCTTCCAGACAACGCTTGTCAGTGGCCACGCTTTCGTTGCAGGTCCGTCAATCATGGTGCCGCTAACCCGTATCGCAAGGTTATCAGGAACAATACCGCCGGTTTTGACGTAGGCTTGCACAAAACCGAGCTCTTTCGTCGGTAGCCAATGGCGCACGCGAGGCGTCAACTTGCACACTGCGACAATCTTCGCTAGATGCCATGCGCCTTGCAAATCGCCCGAATCGAACCACCTGAAAACGTTTTGACCCCCGCGCAAAATAAGAACGGCCATTGCGCTAGGCCATTGCGGCGCTTCTAGCGCGGCCATATGATTGGCGTGCGATTTCTTTACGCTTGGATATTGATAGTTTCCGCGATCAAGGGCATAGCATACGCTGCACACACTACCTTTTATTTTGGCTAACTTTCCGCCCGTGATGCAATCGCTAGCAGATATAGAATACGATTGGCCCGGCATTTTGCTCACCTGGCCTAATCCGCCGCCTGTTAGCTTCTTGGCCTCACCGATATTCATGTGCTCTCGCTTTCGTTGTTTGAAAAAAGACTAGGCGCATTCGCGGCAAAACGCAATCCGTTGCCATACCACTTAGGACCATTGCCCGTTTGCACTTCCGGTTTCCAAGACATAGCTTCACTTCCTTGTTTGCGGCGTGATTGCCGAACCTGCGCCCGTTAAGGCGCAAGCGCTGCGATCAAAGCGACAATTCCATAAACATCATGATAACCCCCGACATTGGCGCAGCACGCTCTCACACTCTTGGAGCAGATCGGCGGACACTTGCCCTAGGGCGCGTTCCGCCAAGAGCTCTTGTTCTAGCGCGGCAACGTAGGCGATGCTAGGAAGCTCTCTGATAACATGCCGCATCTTGTGCGCTGTTGCGCGTGCGCGTTCTTGTCGTTTCGTTTGCAGGTCAATTATAGTCATGGCGTGTTTTCCTTATGCTTTCGTTGCACAGTTTATTCCGCTTTTGTCACCGCTGGCAAGTTTCTTCGTGCGCGCGCGTTCACAAAAATAGCCTGCCATCCATGAGGCAAGCAATTCACTTTCGCCCCAGCCGCACGAGCGCGCAACTTGTTCAACGTTGGCACGATCGGCCGGGCGATTATTGCGCCAATAGGCGATGCCGGCTTGGTGTGCCGCGATCATGTTTGTTTCTTGTTCGTTCGTCATAGCGTTATTTGCTCCTCAGTCTGGCATGATTGCCGACAATGGCGCGAATCGCACGCACGCCATTAGCTGCAATCAAATCGGGGCTACAATCAATCTACGGTCAATCATGTCGCGGCCGCATTGGATGGCGCTTTTCCAATAGATAGCCCAATGCAGGGCTAGCGCGTGCGCTGTAGCGCCTTCTATTGTCTCGTGCTTGGTATTGTCCATGCCCCCGTCATGCCTCCAAGCGACCACCCTGCATTCAGCCGGCCGCTTAGTCGGCAGGGGCGCCGCAGGCGGTTCAATGGGCGGAATAGTGTCCGCCAATATCGGTGCGAACGGAATTTCATCCCACGCGATTTTAGCACGCGTTTTTGTAGGCATCTTATTTGCTCCTAGCGGCAGGATTGCCGACAATGCCCCGTGGCAACGTGCTACGGGGCATCAGCTGCAATTACGCTGCAACACGGTCCTTAATCATCGGCATCAACAAGCCTAGCGCCTTGTCCTTGAGCGCCGCGCCGGAACCAAAGAGGCGGTTTTCAGTATTGCCAGCATCACGATCATGGTCAACATAGCGCGTGATCGCCTGAAGCGCGGTAAAGGCATCAATGTTCGCAGCGCCACCCGTGAACTTTATCGCCCGCTCGTTGCACGAGGTTGAAAGCGCATCGATAATCGATTGACGCTGATTTTTTTTGCGCGTCGAAACGTCTTTTTGTTCAGCGTCAATTGGAATATCCAGAACGCCGCGAATGAACGCGGAGAGCGCTTCCTTAGGCATAATGAAGCCGGCCAAAGCATCGCCGATTTGCTTGTACTGCGCGAAGCCGGCCGCAATCGATGCAAGGGCTTTCATCGCCTTTGCAGCGTCGAACTTGGTGGAATGGCGCACGTTGATTTTGGGCGCGTCCTCACCCATGGCGACATTGATTGTATTCTGACAAACAACGCATTCCATGCATGATTGTAGGCGCGTAGGGCTTGTCGTGTTGAACGTAGTGGAAGCTAGTAGGCGCACCTTGTGCGCCGATCCGCCGATGGTTTGTTCACCTGCAAAAGTGGCCTGTGCCCATATGCGTTTTCCGCCATCAAGGCTCCCCATAGTCGTCATGGTGAAACGCGGATCGATCTCGATCAATTCCCATAGTGCATTTTGCGCGTCAACCGGTTGCACCAAATTGTAGCGCGTGGAAACAAGGCCAAGCCCCGCGCCGGTATCTTCCCGGGCATTTACGAAACGATCCGGATAGTCGCGCAGCGCGCCCGTAGCGTCGCGGTAGTGCACGGGAGTGGCGCTAACAGTGAAGCTTGACCCAGCGGCTTCGCTCCACTCTTCCCGCGTCAGCGGCCGGCCAAGGCGCGCCACGATATCGTCAACCGATTGGCCAGTACCGTGCCAGATTTTTGAACGTGGGCCGACGAAAGCAAGGGCGACAAAGCCCAAGGTCTCGTCAAGATTTGCAGACATAATATTTGCTCCTAGGTGAGAGTTTTTAGGGGCGGTGACCGCCGTTCTAGGTCACATTAGGCTCAAACGAAAGCACCCCTAGCGGCATGATTGCCGAACCTGCGCCCGCTAGGGCGCAAGCGCTGCAATCAATCCTCAAAACGGTCGCGGGACAGGTAGCGTGTGAAGTATTCATCGACGGCGAGGGGTTCCGGATATTGCGGCGCCACGACATGCAAGGTGGCGGCGGTGCGGGCGATTTCGCGTCTAGCGTGGTCTCGATGACCGGCATAAGCGGCTAGCTGCAGCAGTGGGGTAAGCATGTGATATTCCTTTTGGTTGGCGGTTTCTATGGATTGAATGTGCGCCCGATCGCAAAACGTTTCAAGCTAAATCTTTTGTGATTTGTGGTGATGGTTTACAACGTGTTAACGTATCGGGCATCTGGTCCCCAGTACTCAGGGGGTGGCGCTAGAACGCGGCGCTTATCCTGTGGCGGGAATTGCCCGCCCCAGCGATTCATGTATGCCTTGTGCTCTGCCTTGGCGGTATTGGCCGCGGCGCGCCCGTGCTTAAATTCAATCCATTCTAAATGTGTCATGACAACTTGTTTCCATCTTCGCTAGGCGGCAGCAGGGCTTTGATGGCCGCGTCTAGGTTGGGGTCTGCAGGCTCAGGTATGACCGTGGCAACGTGCTCAGAGGGCATTGCGGCAACGTTGGCCACAGGGCTTTGATGGCCGCGTCTAGGTTGGGGTCTGCAGGCTCAGGTATGACCGTGGCAACGTGCTCAGAGGGCATTGCGGCAACGTTGGCCAATACAGCGGCCGGTAGCGGTACGCTCTCTACAGTCTCAAGGATGGTCGCAATAGACGCGGCAACAGCAGGGGTGAGCTTAGCCTCGTGCCTGGCGCGTTCAATCCGATTTAGAGTGTCAATAGTGGGGTCGCCGGTCAATACGATTGGCTTGTCTAGTGCGCCTCGTTCGGCCTGCCTCTTACGATTTAGCATGATGTCCAGGCGACGCTCGACTTGTATTATTTGTCCGCCTATTTTAAACCAAGGACCATAAGCCTTGTCGTTTGTGTAGCGAGCTTGTTCCTTCTTTAGTGCGGCGATCTTCTCTCGGCATTGATCGATGCTTCTTGCCATTTTGTAACCCTTTCACGGTTCAAATTATCTTATAATTATTTTATTATAGCTGTCAAGGGGTCATAATCCAGGGGGAGCAAAGATAATGGGATAATCAAAACGAGCGGAAAACGTCAATGGTGGCAACGTGTTATAAGGGTCGCCCTCAAAAGTCAGCTAGAAATAAGACTTCTATAATATACTATACATGAGAAAAAGTGGAACGTCCCCCTGGGGCTTCATGCATCCTTACGAGGCCGTGAGCACGTTGCCACGTGAGCCCCCGTGAAAGTCTGTTATACATTAGAATCCGGTCGGATTATGCCGATTTGACCCCCTTTTGGCACGTTTTCCCCTTTAAAACCTCATAATCCATATTTATTGCTATATAGCGGATTATGCTACATAATGTCGCAGGTAATCCTAATAATGGAATCTAATAAATCTAATAACGGTGCGACCTTTAGCCGCAGGCAGCTCGCATACCGTGACAAGGCACGTTAACCCGTTGATATCAATGCGACATTTAGCCGCGCCTGTGGCAACGTGCCACTCGAGTTAACTATAGTGCGATCACGGTTTTGTGATTTGACTTAAAGAAGTTCAATGAAATCAGGGATTTAGATGGTTAACGGGTGTGGGGTGGCACCGTGTTAGGGTTAACCGGGTGGATGCCTGGCCCGGCGGCACGGCACAACTTTTGCAAGAAAGCAGGAGGTACGCACACCTAGGTTGTATTTTTGGAGTGTTAAGGTTTTCTTTACTGATTTGGCCCAAAACCTTGACTACCACGGTAGAACGGTGATACGGTAGCCTCATGACGCGGAAGCTGACGTTCGACGAGATCAACCGACCCTACGCCGTCTACCGGCTCTTCGACGAAGCCGGCACCCTGCTCTATATCGGGTGCTCCCACAATCCCCCAGGAAAAAGGTTCCCGACCCACCGAAAAAAATCCTGGGCGGCCGAGATTGATTGGGATAAGTTAAAGCTCGAGTGGTTCGCGAACTGGTCGCTGGCCACCCTGGGAGAGTACTACGCCATCGCCACGGAAGACCCAAAATACAACTGCCAGCACACGCTGGTCTACGGCAGAGTAGGAGCCTACAAATGATCGAGTTCATCGTTGTGCTGGTTATCGGGTGGGCTATCTACGTCCTGTTGCCGATTGCCATGAGCGGCCTCTTCGCAAAGAAAAAGCCTTGACGGGTGCCACCGTGCCACGGTATACGCGATCGGCGAAGTGCGTATAAACGAGGACCATCCCCATGGCCAAACCAGGTAAGCGCAAGTTCCCCCTCTGCGACGTCTGGGCGAAGGACATCCTAGCACCGTATCGCCGTGGGGGCTACGAGGCAAAATATAACCAGCTCGAGCAGGCGATCTACGAAGCGCTGGTGGAAGCGTGCCAACGTGGCACCCCGCTGCCGTTCGGTTATGTCGAAGCAGGGCCGGCCTGATGACCCCCCGAAAAATCCTGATTTGTGGTTTGCCTGGCAGTGGCAAGACCACGCTGGCAAAATCGCTAGCACCGCTGATCAACGCCGTGCACTATGACGGCGACGAAGTTCGCTCCGTGACCCTCAACGACGACTTCAGCGTGGCTGGTCGCGCCAAACAGGTCGTCGACATGCGATGGTTGTGTGACAAGGTGAGAGCCGCGGGGCAGAACGTGATCGCCAGTTTTATTTGCCCGACTGCCGCTCTTCGCGAGGTCTTCGCTGCGGACTACACTATCCTCATGGACACCTCTCCCGACATTAAATACGCCGACACCAGGGTGATGTGGGAATATCCCAGCGATCCGGACTGGACCGTTAGAGGGTTCGGAACGAGCACCGATTCGATCTCGTCCGTTGACATGATCGTTGCAGACTTGAACAAGCCAGCACCTTCCCCGTACGCGTGGAACAACGAAGCGCCAACAGGTTTGGTTCTTGGCAGGTTCCAGCCGTTCCATGCCGGGCATAAGGCGCTCGTCGATGAAGCGTTGAAGCGCTACCCGCAGGTGATGATCTGTGTTCGGTCCATGCCGGTATCTGACAAGAATCCATACACCTCGTTGCAGGCCCGCAACTTCATTTGGGAGTCCGTAGGTGATTACGGTGACCGCGTGCGCGTGTTGCCTATGCCAAACATCGCCTCGGTCCTCTATGGCCGGGATGTCGGCTACAAGATCGAACGGGTGCACCTTGACACGGAGACAGAATTGATATCCGCTACCGAGATACGAGGGCGGTACGGTCAGAATTCTATTCCGTCGGTCATCAAGGACTTCAATATGGATGACCCGCTACCAGAGGAACTGTATCCATGAAGAAGCATATTTTACTGATGACAGTTGGAGCGCTCGCGGTATGGGGCTGCGTAATGGCAGGCGTACTGTACGCTCACGCTAACGATACCGGCGAGGCACAGCGGCAAATCCAGGCGGACTATTCTACACCAGATGGACAAACTGGTTCCTCGCGTTGGAAAAACCGGATTTTTGACAATGAAGGAGATTGTCAATCAGTGGTCAAGACCGGGCATAACCCTGATGGTTCCGCGGACGAGGCGTGGGTAGCAGCTCTAATTGAGCTGCAGAAAATTCTGCCAGCAGGGACTACAGTCAAATTTTCTTGTGTTCCCCTGGTACAGGGCAACAATAGCATCTGATCCTCGACCCAGCTGCGTTGTCCGGTTGGGTTGATGAACGGGGCCCGGTAGCTCGCACACTCCCGGGCCCCAACCAATCAGGGGTAGCTGAAAGGTAGCGGGAATAGATGCCGGGGTCACGTCCGGCACCCTGGTACAGGAGAATGCCATGACCTGGTTTGGACGCCGCAAGGGAGACTACGATCCGCCGTTGGTAAAGCCAGAACCGTCCAACGTTGTGCAGTTACCTAAAAAACAGCTGCGAGCACCAGAGTTTCTTAAAATTCCCGATCGGCTGCGGGGCCCGGAGCACATAGAGCGGCAGCCGGCGGAAGAGGACTGCGACGCCGTAGAGGTGTTCAAGCAGATCCTGGCTGGCCTGGAGCCCACCGAAACGCTGGTCATCTACGTCGTTGACGAGAACGACGAACTGGTTTAACCATTTTGTATCCCCGTTATATCATACTGGCCGCGGCCGGTGTGGTCGCGTAGGGTGTTGAGGTAATTCCACCCTGGGGTACGGGACTGCGCCGGCCACTTGGCTTGCTTGAGGGGACGACCCCCTGCGGTAGAGGACAACCCTCTGCTGTATGGGGCTGGCCGAACCGGTGTAAGCCGACGCCAGCCCCAACTACTTGACTTGCCGTCGCCCCCTGTGGCTAATAGCCGCGTGTGCGGGCAGACAAGGCCCCTATGGATCTCCCCACGTTGCCACGTGATATGTCTCTCATCGCCATGCGTCTAGCGGTGGAGGGCGTACCGATCGCCGCCATTGCCCGCGCCATAGGCCACCCGGCATCCGACGTTCGTGACACTCTCATCTACCACCTGGAAATTGGCAGCATCACCGAGATGCCAATCGCCGACTGGCCGCCCACAGCGCGCCGCTCCGACCACATGCCGGCGTTCCTGCAGAAAGAACCGGAGAAGATCCAGCTGTTCTCGTGCCAGCGAGCTCTCGGCTTGACGCGGCTCGAGGCAGGCTTCATGCTGATTCTTCTGAAGCGGGAGGAAGCCGACAAGGAGACATTGCATTTTGTCATCGAAACCCAGAGAGCGCTTCGACGCACGCGCCCGGATTCGGTTGAAAGTACTGATGTTAAGATGGTAGATGTGGTAATCTGTAAGCTGCGAAAAAAACTCAAATTAGTCAATGCAAAGATTGACACTCTGTGGGGGCACGGTTATTATTTGGACGAGAAAAGTCGGGACACAATTGAAGCTCTTTTGTTGGAGGTTAAAATAAGTGGCTCAAACTCTGGAATATAGTCGTCAATACCAACGCCGGCGCAGGTTAGACCCTGAGTTCAGACTAAAGGAGAGGATCAAAACACAGATCCATAGGGCCAAGCCGGAAATACATATAAAGTACGTTATGTACAGGACACACCAGCGCTCTCGCAAGCATGGGTGGGCTCCGATTGATCCGGCTACGCTTACGCCGTACCCTGCCGACGGCACCTGTGAACTATGCAAAAAGAAATCAAATTCTAAACGACGCCTCCATGCGGATCACGACCACACCACCGGGCGCTTTCGGGGCTGGATCTGTTATCCCTGCAATATCGCCGCTGGGTGGGTTGAGCGCGTCGGTCTTGATGCATTTGCGGAGTGGGTGAAATATGAGAACACCTTTGCCAAAGCCGCCTGATAAGCCGCGGCATCTGGCCCCGGTCTCTCCACAGCTCAACGAGAAAGAGATCATCGAGCAGCTGGCCGCGCCCTGCACGATGGACAACAGCAACTATTCCCGGGTTGCTGCCTTCCTATCCATGATCGACGTCCACGACCGACGGCTCCAACGTAGTGCGGTCGTGCAGACGGCGGCGCGCGCGCTGGCCATGATCGAGTTCCTGCGAAAGGCTGAAGCCCTGACGCGAGTCCTCCACAGCCTGGTTTCTGGCAAGTACACGCCCGAGGAGACTATAAAGGGCGTCAGCCTGGCGATTGAGAAGAATCTGGAAGCGGCCAACGAGACCCGTATTCTCTTGCACGCGGACATGGAGAAGGTCATCCAGTGCGCCTACGAGGGGGACCCCATTCAGTAAAAATTAACCTAACAACATCTATGCTGCTCCAAGCGCCGTTCCGAAAACAGTGACGAGCGGCGAGGCAGGGCGGCGGGATCGAGGCGTACCCCCATGTGGAATAACCAGTTTGACTATTCACACGTGTGGGGGCATTTCGTGGCAACAGTAGCAATTATTGGTACTTTCGCTGGCTACCTACCCTATGCAGCGGCCACCGCAGCGTTTATATGGTATATCTTGCAGATCTGGGAGTCCCCCGTGGTCCAGAAATTACGCCCCCGCCCAACACCCCTAGAACGTGAGCGTCGGATCGCCCTTCTAGTGGCCTCGGCCAAAGTCATCAGTGCGGAGATTGTCGCCTTGCAGCTGGTGGTCGAGGCCAAGGCCACGGCGGCCGATTTGCTGTCAACCGCAGAGACTGTTGCAAAAGACCTAAAAGATGCTACAGGTAATATCATACGGGTGGCGCCGGCCATACCGGCCCACTAGGCCGCCTTGAGGAGTTCTTTGAGCACCGCCACGGCCATACCGGCTATACCGGCTATACCGGGGCCACAGGCGCGTTTGACTACGTATCCGATGGAGCTGCCCCGGCTGTTCCCGAGGGCAAGACTTTTGTGAAGGATGTTGGTGTTGTTCCCGCTAGTCAAGTTGGCCAGGTAGCGCCAAACAACCAGCCGGGCACCGGTAACCAGCCTCCCGAGCGCAAGTAGTCAGGTCCATGCCGCGGACGTAGGTGCCTGCTTCTTCCGCACCTTACGGCCCCAGATGTGCTGCGCCACGTAATCCGTCAGCCCACCGTGCACGATCAGCGAGACGTATTGCAGATCGTCGACTACGTGCGAGAAGCCTTCGATGTCGTCTTTGTTCGGCTTCGGCTTGAGGGCGCCGTCCCGCGTTTTTTTGAACCGGTAGCCGCCTGCCATTGCTCTGCAGAGGAGAGGGCAACCCGTGCGTGATATAATGAGAGACGGGCCTCCGTTAGTCTGTCTGGCCAATAGGGCTTCGACGGCCATAATCCGTTTTTCAATGTCATTTGTTGGAGCTGGGAAAGCTGCGAGGCCGAGTCTTTTAAGAGCATCAAACATACTTTCCTCAGAGACGCTGCTTTTAGATATGCCCGATGGATCGCCGATAAGGACGACGCGGTAGCCGGTGAATTGGTTGACGAGCGTGGGGACGAGTCTTTCTTTGACATGTTTATCCAGGCCTATGTTGGTGGCGCCGACTTCCTTATGCACAAGAAGACGCCCCATGTGATCCATTTGACATACAAGGGACCAAGGGTTGCGCCCAAAGTCTTGGCCAACGAGGAGAGGATATCCCGGGATAGGTAGCGTGTCGTCCACAATGTGAAAATTAGGCCGAAAGCTTTCCTTGAATACGGCCGCGCCACTGGGGTCATCGCCGTATTCTGATTTGACGTAGCGCTTGACCCAGTCGTGGTCGATTCCCCAGAACGCAACAGGTCGCTCATAGTATTTCCTCCCCTGCGCCTCGCGCGCCGGATGGCCCACCGGCAACTTCACCGACTCTTCCGTCTGTTCCAGGAACGACAGATTTTCTGCTTCTGGAGAGAGCCCGGAGGGTTGATGAAACAATTGCCAGTCGGGCGGCAAGTTCGTCATAAAAGTATGCCAGGGGGTCATTTCCGTCGGCGAGTTGGTGTCCGCGATTATTCCACTCCACGTCGGAGTGCCACGCGCCCCCGCCGGATATCTTCCCAAACGCCCAGTGACAGGCGTAACAACATCCAAGTTCATCTCGATACATTCTGATAGCCACGCTCCCGTCAACTGCATCGATAAGAGTCTCGCTTGATCCGTTGCATCCTCCAGGGGAATGAAGAACCACTCGCTTCGGACGTCTTCGAAGTTCAGGTGGAACACGCTCTCGCTTACTTTCCATTTGCCTAGTCCCGGGGTTGCTAAGATGGTTTCGCAGTCCTTGACGACAGTGTCCTTGAGCTGCTTCAGCGTCTGCCGCACGACCGCGTGTCTGGTGTAGCGTAGGCCGTCCGGCGCCTTCGCCTGCGCCCGCGACTTCATGAACAGGTCCAGGATGCAGCCGGTAGTCTTCCCTGAGCCCACAGGGCCCATCAAGATGCGGCCAAACGACTTGGAGTCCATGAACCGCCCGATAGTCGGTGCGGAGCGCCTTAGATTATAGTCTATGACTATGTCTGCCATGCTAGGTGTTTCCAGTTTACACCAGAGCGAATCTTGTTGACCGTGCTTTTCTTTACACCAAACAATTTGCCGGTAGCCATTGCTGTTATTGCGCCCCTACAAGCTAAAATTTGTTTGGCTTGGTCTTCTGTAAGTTTTGCACCACCACCCTTTTCTCCTACTGCATGGCGGTTTTTCTTCATTTGGTCCGCTATGTTTTCAGCTGCTGTGCCCGGAAACAGGTGGTCCGGCCGAACGCATAAAGTAGTATCACAGGTGTGGCACGCATAGATACCCCGGGGCACGCGCCCGATTTGGAGAGCCAGCGATATCCGTGGGGCCGACGCACGGCGGCTGCTCCCATGAAACTTAAAGCGACCATATCCGTTTTCTGCGTGCGGCTGCCACAGCCAGCATGCGCCCGGGTTCCAGTCTATTTTGACCCGAGTCCAAAAGGCCGCTTCTGTTGTTGCGCTAATGTCTGAAAGACACAGTTCTTTTTCTAGCGTTTTTCCCACGTTACCCACTCTCTGGCCGCTTGCGTTTTGATTTTTCCCTCTAAATAAACTTCCCAGCGGGCCGTGGTGCCCCACTGCGGATGGTTGAACCAAAGCGCTTGGGAGGGTGTTGTGGGTGGTGCACGCAGCTTAAGCGCCGCATATTCATCCCAGCCTTTTAGCGCGTTATTTACTGTTACTCCCGGAAGCCACAAAAGTTGGTGCCAGTGGCATAAAACTAATTCGTCGAAGTCCAGGCCGATTTTATGAGTTTGCTGACCAAGCTTGATGCTACCTCTGACGACGGGCCCGATTGCCGCAATAATTCCATCGCCACCTTTAACTCCAAGATTATCGCCATGTGAAAGCATATATTTGGTGCCGAAGCTCTGATAGTGAACGTCGGCGGCCTCGGGGGCATCAATGTGGATGAACTTGTTTTGCCGCGAACCAAACATCCCTTTACTGAAATGGCGGATCACGTTGCAGTAGAGAGCGTAGTCATAGTTAAAATCGGTGATGCCCTTGAAGGGTGGCTTGCGAGTAGTACGCCCGTGATTACCAACACAACAGGGGACGTACACCTTGCCGAACTTGCTCGCCATGTGTTCGAGCCCCGTGCAGAGGATGTCGGTCATGAACTCGACCGACCGGAGTGGCGTCATATCGTTGGAACGGGCGAGTTCCTCGTGGATATCCCCCCCAATCATGTCGCCGCCTAAATTGACAATGATGCCGGGGTACTCGGTTTTGGCTTGCCCCATATGCTCGTAACAGAGATCCACGGTCGTATCGAATAACCGTAAAAACCTCTTTTTACAGACATCTTTGTTGAACCTGTTGACGTTATTAACGCCCTTGGGTTGGACCACCTCGCCCGCGTGCGAGTCTGACCACACTGTTATCGGGCAGCCGCGTGAGCCGATCTTGCCGCCCTTTCCGGAAATCCAATCTGGCGGCGTCGGATCGTACTTGGCGATGTCAAAATACATCTGCCGCACTTCGTCGGCGGTGTCGCCTACAACCTGCAGATCAGCTATTTGCCGCTTGTAGTCCCTGATCTCAGATATTTGCTTGCGGATGATCTCGTTTGCGTCTTGCACTTTCTCGGCGTCTGTCTTCAATTTGACCATAGCAATATCTTTCTTGACTGATGATGCCTTTTGGAGAATCTCGATGTCGCCTGTGTTTTCTCAACCCGAGAGGAGATTTATCGTATCCCCTCATCCTTGCTAGTCCCAGCGGGCTCGTGTTGTACCGGGACTGAGTTTTTTTCCCTAGCACTGAGATCTGGTATCGAGATTGGCGCTGTTTCCTGAGCAACCGGTACTGCTTCAATTGTTTTTGTAATTGTTTGTTGGTCGGATCCAGTAGTAATATTGATAACATATCTTTCACCCGCAGCCGGGCCTTCTTTGACTTCGCCGGCACCGGCGAGCTTGGCGAAGAGCTTCGCTGCTTCGACGACTTGGTTGAGCTGCTCTTTGTCATCTGTCATCCGTAGGGCGAGGTGAGGCAGGCTGTCTTCTAGCGCTGCTGCGGCCTCAATGGCAATCCTCTTGTTGGTTGATAGCGCACTTTCCCACTCCATCACAAACGTTTCGTATGCCCGCTTGTAGAGAGGGTTAACGGCGACGAACGTCTCGAATTGGCCTTTGGTGATGCCGGCGGAGCGCAGGACGATCGCTTCGCTGCGGATATCCATCGCCTTCTCGCGGGCGAGCGCGGCGATCTGGTTTGCCGTAAGGTTCGGATGCACAGGCTTGCTTGACAAATCGTGGCTTTCGTAAACCTCGACGTCCTCGAACCCCGTCTCTACTAGCGGAATGGTCATTTCGTTGGAATATCATAGGATTGCCTCATCTGCAAGGCAAACCTTTATGAAATCGTTAAGGAACGCCCGATAACCTGCACCCAGCACTGCGCAGGAATTTTCAATGTCGGACATGGCGCTTGGTCAGGCGGGGACACTTTCAGTCACGCCCGAGGCAGAACTACAGAAGCAGGACGCTGCCGCTGCCAACAGCGCGATGCCGCCACCCTCACAAGATCCACAGCAACTTGTTGGCTATATCAAGGGCCAATTTGACATTATGCGCAACCACCGGAACACGGCTTCCGGGTGGACGGAAGATCTCCTTGTCTGCCTACGGACGTTCAACGGGCAGTACGACGCCAGCAAGCTAAACGAAATCAGGAAGTTTGGGGGATCCGAGGTTTACGCGCGCATCACTGCGCAGAAAGTCCGCGCGGCCGCGTCGCTCCTTCGGGACATCTATCTCGGCCAAGACATTCCGTGGGCAGTCCGCCCATCGACGAACCCGACCGTTCCACAGGAAATTCTGCAGGCGATCGATCAGCTGATGCAGGCAGAGAGCCAGCAAATTCAGCAGACGAGCGGTAAAGCTCCGCAGGCTACCGACGTGCAGAAGCGCAAGACTGCGTTGCTCGAGTCTGCGAACGATGCCGCTAAAAAGAAGGCCGTGCAGCAAGCGCGGGATAGCGGCGATAAAATAGAAGATATTCTGCGCGAGGGCGGCTTTTATACAGCGCTGTCCGCGTTCGTGGCCACGTTGCCAATTTTTCCGTTTTCGTGCATTTGTGGTCCCGAAGTTAAGGTTATCCCGACTGTAACGTGGCCGGCTGGTGGCGGCCAGCCTACAGTTGTTCAGACGCCCAAGCTTACCTGGCGTTGGGTAAACCCGTTCGATGTATGGTGGACGCCGGGCGTAGCGGATATAGCTAATGGTGACATCATTGAAAAACAGAGAATCACCCGCGCCGAGCTCAACGACGCACTAGACCTCCCTGGTTACAACCAGGAAGAAGTACGTGCTGTCTTGGACGAATACGGACGGGGCGGCCTATACGATAACTGGGACACTCCCGATGCCGAGAGGGCTGTTCTTGAGCGTCGGGAAAATCCTGCGTGGAACCGGAGTTCCATGCTCTCAATGATGGCTTTCACTGGCCACGTTCAGGGGCGGCTGTTGCAGGATTACGGGCTTGCGGTGCCCGACGCGCTCCGCGATTATTTCGTGCAGGTGTGGAGCATTGGCTCGCACGTCATCAAGGCGCAGATGTCGCCGAGCCCGCGCCAGCGCCACAACTACTACATTACCAGTTTCGAGAAGGCTCCTGGCTCCGTTCTTGGTCACAGCCTGACGGAGCTCATCGCTGACATTCAGGAGGTCGCAAATGCTACCCTACGTGCTCTGGTTAACAATCTTTCAATCGCTTCTGGACCCCAAGTTGTGGTCAATGACGACCGACTATCCCCGGATGAAACCGGAGAGGATATGTTCCCATGGAAGCGATGGCATGTACGGAACGACCCAGTATCCAACAACAACCAAGAGCCGATCACCTTCTTCATGCCGACGTCGAACTCCCAGCAATTGATCCAGGTGTTTCAGGCGTTCCAAGGATTTGCCGACGACATTTCAGCCATTCCCAAATATATTGGCGGCGATACGGGCGGTGGCGGTGCTGGGCGGACGGCGTCCGGCCTCGCGATGCTGATGGGGAACGCATCGAAGATACTTCAGACTGTGAGTGCCAACATCGATCGTGACGTGATGGAGCCGCTACTGCTCAACCTCACCGACATGATCATGTTGACCGATACGACCGGCCTACTCACCGGTGAGGAGAAGATTTCCGTACAGGGCGTGCAGGTTGCCGTCCAGCGTGAGACGCAGCGGCAACGCCAGATAGAGTATCTCCGCGAAACGCAAAATCCAACGGATTTGGGTATCATGGGGATTGCAGGCCGCGGTAAAGTGTTACGCGCTATCTCCCAAGACATAGGGTTGGCCGGCGAGGAAATCGTTCCGTCGGACGAAGATCTAGAGAAGAAACAGCAAGCGCAGGAGGCCCAACAGCAGGCCGGCACCGGTGCGATCGAAGCGATGGTCCAGAAAGGTGTGCAGCAGGGCGTTATGGCCGGCGTGCAGAAGATCACGTCTGAGCTCACTGCTGGCATCCTTGCGGCGAAATCAGGAATGTCGGAAATAGGTGGCGGCGGCACCGAACCAGTTGTACCGGGAGGACCCGCTACACAAGGACTACCTCCCCAACAAGCAGCGGCGGCTTCGCACATGCCCGGGCCTCCGGGATCACCGGGTAACCAACCGCCAAAAGGTGGGGCGGTAGGCGGAGGTATTGCGCCACAAAGCGCGACTGTGGTAGGGAGCACGCCAGGCCCCAATGCCCGGCACCAGATCAGTCCCGGCCCCGGATAGTCCATAATGCCTAAGGGTATACCTCAGCCCGGCCGCACTAATAAGGAGCGTACCGACGCGGCGCACGCTGCTAAATACCGCTATAGGCATTCAGCAGCAGGCCGAGCAAAGGAGCGCGCCTACAAAACTAATTACGGTAGGTCAGACCGAGGAAGAGCGGTTGTGGCCGCGAATCGTCGATCTAAACGAGGTCGCCCGGGATCTTGGGTTGTAGAGATAATTCAGGGTATTCGCCAGCGGAGCAAGGAATACGGATACCCCTGCACTATTACAGGGCAAGATATTCTTGGGGTTATTCCTTCAGATTATAAATGTCCTGTTCTTGGCCTCCCGCTAATTTTTGGTGGAAAACAATCTTCAAATAGCCCGTCTGTAGACTGTATCGACCCCCGCCTTCGTTACGTTAAAGGCAATATTCGGGTGATTTCCATGAGAGCAAATCTACTCAAGTCCGACGTGACCGACGCCGAGGAGCTGCAGAAAGTCGTCGACGACCTCCGAAGGCAGTACTGATACGTTATGTCGGGAACAATCTAGGAACATTGGCAAAAATGATATATCATTTTGTGTCCGGTTTGCCCCGCTCTGGCAGCACCCTCCTTGCGGCCATCCTCCGCCAGAACCCACGTTTCCACGCGGGCATCATCAGCCCGATGGGCCCGATGCTTTCCGCCATGCGCGCCAGTATGAGTCCGCAGCAGGAGACGCACGGCATGTGGACGGGTGACCAACAGACGTCTGTTCTGCGCAAGGTGTTCGACAACTACTATGAGGTTGACGCCACTGATCCGCGGGACGTGATCTTCGACACCAACCGCCGCTGGTGTGCCGATTCGTCCGTTATAGCGCACTTATATCCTGCAAGTCGTATCATCTGTTGCGTGCGTGATCCCGTGGACGTGGTGAACAGCTTCGAACACTTGATCCGGAAAAACCCGATTGCCGGCGCGGTCATTTGCAACAACCAGAATACGACAGTTTTCCAGCGCGTGCCGATCATCATGGCCGCCGATGGCGTTGTCGGGTACGCCCTGCAGGCGCTCCGCGATGCTCTGGCTGGTCCAGAGCGGGAGCGGTTGCTCGTTATTGAATATGCAGATCTTGCTTCCAAGCCGGCCGACGTAATGGCGTGG